CACTCATAAGGGTGGCGTTGATTTTAAGTGTACGCGCATGATTTGACGTTTACAATTTGACCACTATAAACCCATAAATTTCCGTTCAAATTCCATCAAAACCGAACAGTCCAGGCAGAATTTTGGGTATAGAAAAAGCCCGGAAATGGCGTATTTCCGAGCTTTTTTAGCATTATTAAGCTGTAGATTATCTCTTTGTTAACGTTTTGATATCTTGAAAAGCCCGGAAATACAGGGTTTGGGGCAGATGGTGTTGCATACCTGAATCTTACGGTAAGCTGCTCATCACTGCCCACAACTACCAATAACGCTTTTCAAAGAAAGGATAATCACTATGAGTAAAATAATATCTGCACTATACAACCCCGAAACCGACTGTGTCGAAGTCACCCTTGATAATCAGTTCCGTTCTATCTTCAACTGTCGAAACTACAATGCACAGGTTACATTTGCCGACCCGCTTGATATTGCTTATCTTACCCGTCTTGCAAGAGAAGATCCTGGATTCTATGCCAGCCTTGCCTCTAGGAAAGGTGGGTTGCAAGGGTATGTAGAGGCGATGGGGGAGTGGAATTAGGGATGCCTTTTTTCCAAAAAAGCATTCATTGATGAGCCCATATTCATTAACGTTGCTTGCGCAACGAATATCCACTTGCATCATTTTCACTTTTTTCATATGCATTATCAATATATTTTTGAGGATTCGCCAAAAAAGTTTCCTCATCAACTAACGCAATATATGAACCAGTAAGAGAATTCACGGTCTTACAAATATCACATGAATATACTTTAGGTTCCTGATTGAACCTGTTCTCATTTATAATAGTATACATCTTACTTTCATCATACGAACTGGACAAACAGCCGTCATCATTATTTGTTACTGTTTTAATCCAAGAATAACCACCATTATACTTCATAATTACTCCAACAACCCCATTAGTATGGGATGTTCTTTCTTTACGCATTATTGATTTTAAACAATATTCTATTTCCCAATCAATCCACTTACTCTTTGTCATATTAGGTGAAATTATCACTATAGTTACAGATGTATCATACATCATATTCTTTAAATTTTTCTTGATATTCTCAGTACTCGTATTTGTTAAGTCTGGCGACTCACTAGTTTCTCCCTTATAGTATGTTGCATCATCTCCTAACGACTCTATAATTCTATCCCTTAAATCTTGTGCTTCACTATATTTATACGATATAAATGTTTTGTGTCCCAACTTAATCCCCTCCCTCTATTTTAAATAATTCAGCATATTTTGAGCCATTCCAAAATAATCAATATCCTTCATAAACATCAAATTAAGTTCTTCTGCAGCATCATTAAGACCCACAAATCCATTATTTTCATACTCTTTTGCTACAACAGCAGAACACCCTCCTACACTGCCAACAACAAATACCGGGATTCCTTTTTCTCTTGCTAACGCAATTTCTTCACGTATCCCTTCTTCCTCTCTATTCTTTTTAATCTTTCCTCCCAAACATATTACCGCTTTTACTTCATCTCTTTGAATCATCACCTTTCGCATTTCACTCAAACTACTTAAACGGTCTTCTTTCTTATCTGTAACAAATACCTTACATTTATCATTAAACTCTTTTCTCCGTTCATCACTATCTTCTAAAAACCACTTTGAGATATACATATTTAGCATATTTTTATATTTTTTCGGTTCAATTTCTTTTGCAACATCAAAAAACAATTCCTGGAATGTAGGATGTGCTCCAAAAGTCAATTGATAACCACCTCTGATTATCACTTTTGCAAACAAAACTAATGCGTCAATAAGACTTTGCTTGTATATTTCATCGCAATCTGGAAAAGCTCCTGAAATTATGATTTCCATACTTTTCTCCTCTTCTCTTTCTTCCGCCATATACTTACTCCAATGATAACAAAAATCTTGAATTGAATCAAATACCACCATTTCTTGCACAGAGCATGTAACCACACGATTTGTAATAATAGCTATCGAATCCGCATCTACTATATTTAATTCGGCTTTTAATTTTCTTGCATCATCTAATGTAGGTGTTCTTCCAAAAATTTGATAATATTGCTCTATGTTACGTTGTGGATAATGATATCCTTTTCTTACAGCTGATACATGATAAATCATCTTTTCTTGACTAACAACTTCTAATTGTTCACCAAACACATTCTCGATAGTTTCAATATACCCTAGGACCTGATTGGATCTATCCATTATCAATTCAAATGCTTTTTGAAGAATTTCATCTACAATATGTACAATGCTTTCTTCTTTCTCAAAATCTTCTAATTGATACTTTAGATGTGGTTTATCAGAAGGTTTTAGTTTAAGTGCATCTATATCCGGATCATTAATCTGAACCCATAAAATAGGGATATTTCTCAATAAAGCAAATCTTAGCTCCTTTAAAATCCAGTCTGATTCTCCTGCAGCTGGAGTATGTATAAATACAAATATATCACTTTTCTCCATCTCCCTATCTATAACTTCTTGAGCTTCATCCCCAACTTTCACATTTACAACATCTCTGAACGGCGTAGTCTCCTTAGATTGAACAACCATCTTATCATATATTTGCGCTGCAATTTCTTCACCATCTATTCTTCGGTGGCTCAAGAAAACCTCACCATTTTCACAGTAACATGTCGGAAATGTCCTTGCAATAATTTTCCTTGAAAAAACTTTCGCAATTGTTTTAAGATATCGTTCATCTAATTTTCTACTTCTTAACTGTTCCCAAACATCATAACTTTGTTTTTTTGAAATTATTCCCTGTGGTTTTCTACTATTTTGATCTATCGCAACTGGCCATATTTCTATTTTCTTCTCTATTGCTTTCAGCAAAAACTCTATACAACCATTCTCTTTATCCTCATTCATTGCATGTTCATTAAAAACAATAATCAACGAATCTTTCTGCATATTTAACTTGCATCTCTCAATATTTTGATTATATATTACACTATAATCTACGCCATAAATAGCCAATTGTTCTATTAGTTCTTTTTGGAAAACACTTGACTCCTTAACCGCCTTCCCGGTTATAGAAGAGTCTATAATATACACTTTCATGTATTCATCTCCTTTAACCTTAGTTTTCTTCTTGTTCCTTAAATGAATATTTAAACCAATCCTCCAATGTTATTATTGTAAAAGTATTATCTTTCTTTGGAATACGAACACAATAGTCTGTATGAAAATCTTTTATATCATTCGAAATTTTTGTCTCACTGGCTGGAATAATGTGAGGATAAATTGATAAATATTCATTTCCTTTATAACTACCTTCTTCATCTCTTAAAGATAATAATGCTATATCTCCCCCTGGATATTTTTTCGCATCTCCATAGCCTAACTCCCAATTACACCATTTTGATTCAACAGCCTTATCTGTTGCTAATAAAATAAATTTATCGCACTTATCAATTCTATCTTTTATTCTAATTGCAGTTTCACCAGATGTCACTTGAGGCATAACAGCATCCTTACTGTCTATATAAATTTTTACACCATATTTTTTCTCAAAAAAACCGATTACACCACTTAATATAGTCAAATCTTCATGTTTATGGGATACAAAAACATTAATACGTTCTGTGCCATCCTCTTTTTTACTTTTCTTTACATCCCCCCGCGCGCTTTCAACATTGTCGCTTTCGTATTGTTTAAATGTCTCCTTCTCAAAAATTGCCCCCTTTTCAAAGTCATTTTTCTTTTCTTCTCTATACAGGTAATAACCATCACGAAATACATCGACATACTTATCTGGAATTGTATCTATAACTTTCTCATAATATCCACTAATTCTTTTCGTTTTAGCTTCAAAAACGAAATTATGTTTTTGAATTAATTGCTCTACAAATTCATTACAATTTATTCTATTTCCCGTCTTAAGCGCACTTTTCAATGCATCTAAAAGTTTATCTTTGTCAATCCTACACTTTATTCTAAACGCATCAGAATAGGAATTTGTTTTTTTATTTTCTTCATAAGTAATTAGGAAAATATCTTCATTACATAATGCCCCTACAGTCTTATAATACTCGTCTTTACTTGCAAATTTTAATTGCTTATCCTTTCCATATTCAAGTTGTTCTACTTCAAATCTCAAAATATCATCCCCTTCTTCCTTGCATATTCTTCGGCTTCTTCATCGTCCAAGAAAAAAGCATCATATTCTCCACGCAATCTTTTATCATTATCTGTTGTATCTACAGCGACATCGGATATAAAAGTTCTAAAATCTTCATTTTCTTCCGCAAGCCGTTCTATTGTATCCCAATCCAAATTATTACGTTCTTTAGACGCGAACAAAATTTCACTTTGACTTATGTTTATCGGATCCAATCGAATAATGCCTATTCCAAATGCATTATTGAGACGTCTCAATTCTTCATGTAATTCCTCTTCAACTTTTAACGCTACTAGATAGCCTTCATGCGCCCAACTAGAGTTAGAAACTGCTTGAAAATAATATTCTCTCAAATTTCCAAACGTTATTTCCTTCTTCATTTCAAACGAAAATAACTTATATGGATTTTCACCAACAACCGAATACAGATTTAACACCGGGGTAGTATAATCCGCGAATGGATAATATACACCTACCATATCAGGATGTAGCCATTTGTTTTTTCCTTTAATAGTTTTTGTTGATATTTCATGGAATATAGTCTTAGTTTGACATTTAAAATGAGAATCCATATGCACAAATGAAGATAACAGAACATGTAAGTCTCTTTCTGCAAAAGATACTTTTTCTGTTTTTTCCACTATTTTACGATTTTCCTTTACCTTATCCCTCTTTGAAATCAAATAAAACTTTGCAGGTCTTTTACTACTTTGATAAAAGATGGTTTTTTCGTTATCACGAATATCAACATATAATCTTGCTGCCAAAGTTTTTTCAGGTGTTTTTCCAGAAGTCCCGACTTTACTAACTAAACCAATTTCTTCAGCCTTTAACCATATCTCATGTACTGTAAGCGGCTCTGTGCTTTTTCCTAAAACATCCTTTGTCAAATCTAAAAAACTATATTTCACCACTATCACCTCTTTCCTTAAACTACATCATGAGCCCTGAAATGCAGTCAGCCTCTTGAATTTTATCTACAAACTCATCAATAGCATATGTGGCAATATCCAAATCTTCTTTAAACTTATACCACTCTGCCATTTGCTTTGTATCTTCATGAATTGTAGGAGCAATAAAAACAGAAAATGTCTTTTCATAGTTTTTCTTTTCCTCTAACAAATGTCTCCTTATCGGTACAATTTCATTATTTACTTGGTCCTGTCTTCCACACATTAACGTTACTTCAACCAGACTTTGATACTCTTTATCAAAGCATACAATATCAGCCTTTCCACCTGATGCTGTATTGGTCGGCAGACCTTCGTCATCTATTGTGTAATTAGGTGTCACATCCAGATTTTCAAAATTCTGTACCATAGCAATACTCGTGAGAAACTCTAATCTCACTGGTCCAGGAAGTAGCTTTAACATATAATCTGTACTTGCAGTTTTTTTACATACTTTTTGTAATTCAGAATATATTGCTTCTTTCGAATATTCTGCTGCAAATCTTTTCAGTGCATTTTTTCTCAAATCTGTTGTATCAGCCGGAACAGCACTTCCCATACTTATTACAGTAGTGTCAATCGCTCCAATGTAATCAAAATATTCATCCTTTGATTCAAAGACCTTATACTCCGAATAATGTTGAAGTATATAATCAATCTTCTCAACTTCCCATGCATTGTAATCTACAAACCGGCCATTGCCTCTTAATGATATGATTCCGGTAGTACGCATTTTACGAATATACTCATCTACTGCTTCACCGCAAATTTGTGAAAGTTTGAATCTGTTACGCTGTTCGTCCGTTGCACCTAATAATTCCAGACAAATTTCATACATATATTCATCACTATATGAGAAACCAACTTCACTTCTAATCTGTTTTATTTTATCATACAGGGCTTTTGCATTATTATCCGGCCAACATATAAACAGACTCAACTCTTGTCGAAAAACTCCAGCTCCATTCTCCTGTGTATCTTCTTTCAACATCTTTAGCACCTGCAAAAGCAGAATTAACGGAACATTCGCATTTGCATTTTTTCTATAAGGATTATTACTCTGATACTTCATCATAGAATTGAGAAATACCATCTGAATCTTTTCTTCATTAGGTTCTTCCTCATTCAATGCATCAATCAACATATGCCCAGTTGTTGATATTTTTATCGGTTCTCCCATCGCATACTTCACAAATCCAAATTCCATTGGTAGCTTGAATATTGTATCAAATCTTGAATCCCATCCGTATTCAAATCCAGCTTCTTTATGCTTTTGAGGACTCATCTCAATTATATATTCAATCTGTTTATCAGAGTATTTTTCATCTTCACTTCTTAGAATATAAACTAAATCTGGAGTTCTATTTACTACAACCGGTGTATACAGTTTTTCTTTAATTGCATTATGTACCACTTTCATGATTACATCATGTGTCAAAATTTGATTTTCATAAGGTAACAAACAATTTAAGAAGCTTACAATTCTATTTGGATTTCTCATAGTTGTCGAAAATGACAACGGCTTCCTTTCGGCTTTTCTACTACGCATAATTAGTAACAAACACCTCCTGAGAGTCAGCTTTTATCGTATTGTCATTAAAGCTGATATAATTACTCTTTACATCATAAGCACAATACCTTTTTGACCATTCTAAAAATCTCTGATTCACTTTACCCTTATGGGTGATCAAATTCGTTATTCCAAACTTAATTCCTCGCTCATTAAGTGAATCCAAATATTCACATAATTCATCCTCTTTCTTATCGTTCCACAACTTATTATACTCACTCATTGAAATCAGATATGGCGGATCCAAAAACACATACGAATTTTTTTCAAACCTAATTCTTTCTAAGAATGATATATAGTCCATATTAAAAAACTCAATCTCATGTTCACCAACAAAATCCAGGTAATTATTCAATGCCTGATATACATTGTTATTAAAATCCACATTTCCAACCGGAAGATTAAAATCTCCCTTTCCGTTAAAGCGAATCATATGATTAAATCCATATATTAGTAACAAATATAATCTGAGAAAATCATTTTTATTTGCGTTAAAATCTTTTCTCATACGGATATATGCATCCTTATTATATTTTGAATAGTATGTCTTTACATATTTCTTTTTCATATCTTCTGGTACACAAATGCCTCGATACGAACAGGATAATCCGTAAAAATCAATGATTTCGAATAACGCATCAAATAATTCTTCCGATTTTCCTGTATAGCTTCCGATTTGTCTGTGTAACTCCACAACGTATGAATCTACATCATTCAGCATATAAGAAGTTCCTTTAGAATTCAAAAAAGAACTACCACCTCCAACAAAAGGTTCAATATACTGTTCTATTTTCTTTGGCATAAGTTGCTTAAGTTGTGGCATAAGTTTATACTTATCCCCCACATAAAAAAATGGAGATCTTATTGTCTTGCTATTTTCCATCATCTTCACCCACTTTCGTTATGAAAACAAATTCCTTATGATTATCAAATTCAGTCTTTCCAGCATTAAAACACTGATGCCTCTTTTCGTATATCGTAGTCTTTCCTTTTGCAGATAAAATATCTTTTATTTGTTCCAAGGTAATTTTGTTTCTTGAAGAACTACTCTTAGAATTATAAGTATTGTTATATGTAACAACTATATATTTAACATCAATATTCTTTATCAAATCTGCAAATACTTCTGGAGCATCACTTCTGCAGTATTCACTCATATTTTCTGCTTGTGGCTTTAATGCTGTGCCTTCTAGTTTCGGTTTTTTCCATTGCACAATATTTTCTAAAATATGATAGAACCTGCTATACTGACGACTATTGTACGGAGGATCTATAAATGCAATATCTGCCTTTACTTTACGAACTAATTGATTTGCATCCATTCTGTAAATAGAAAACTTATCCGATGGTTTTTCCGGATTAATTAATTCATAAACAAATTTATCATCAATATTTTTTATCTTTCTGTATGCATCATAGTGTCCAACCGTGTTCGCAACCTTATCCATTGAATAGACTAATGATGCTAACAATATACAATACTCTCTGTCCGATAAACTTCTCTTTGATTTTTTTATTTCCTCTCTGATTTTTCCAATTATTTTGGCATCATTGTTGGAAAAATATTTTCCACCGAAATTTTCAGAGAAATAGTTGTCCTTTAATCTGTTAGGATTAATTTTTCGAAACTGTTCCCTATATTTCTCAATAACTGCTTTGTCAAATTCACCATTGCCAAAGAATGCCTTATATATGATTTCATTAGAATATAAAAAATCATTCATAATAACTTTCTTATAATGTTTACTCATATGTGCACTTACCACACCTGTCCCGGCAAATACATCAAAAAAACTATCGCCTTCACAGTTCTCCAATATCAGTTTTTCTATCCAATCAAGCAGTTTATATTTGCTGCCAGTATATCTTCTATTACTGATGCTATACATGTTAACATCCTCTTTTCTCACATTTTTCTTTTATCTGCAGGCTTCTCTGCTTCTTCCGGTATCAACCATGTTTTACCCTTCTTTACGACTCCTGATATCCTTCCTTGTTCACATAATAATGCTATTCTTCTTGCTGATATGCCCCATTTTTCCGACATTTCTAATGTTGTTAAATATTCCATATCGCGCCTCCTTAATTCTATTTACTATTATATTCATTTATCTGAATAATTGCAAGTGTTTTCTGCAAACATACGTTCTTTTTATTAAATAATTTGCTACTTAAACTCCCATTATGGTCCCATTATTTGATAGTATTTCTTCGTACAAACTCGTCAAATACTCCATATAACAGAAACCGGACGCTATTTCAACTTCTACCAAACAGCATCCGGCTTATCCTTACCTCTCCCTTACTCTTGTTCTCTCCATCTCTCGCACCATCTCCTCCGCTGCCACAATCCCTTGTTCCAACTGTTCCAGCGTACCAATTCGGTTCTCCGGCTTAATTTCCTCCTGAATGCTGTCTATGCTGTACTTTTCTTTTGTTACAACATTCATATATGCTTTCAATCGGTAATCATAACCTTCATTCTTATAGTCCGAGAACACCGGTGCAACCTCTCCTCTACTCGTTTTCCAGCGCATAAGTCTTGGAAACCAACACACGCCATCAACAATCAATTCCTTAAATGCTCTTAGGAACTGTCCCAACACATTTAGCAGACCTCTGAAACTGTTTCCGGCTTCAATATCCTTCTTAAGCTCTACACAATTTGCAAATTCTTCAATTAGCGGTGATAACGGAAGATATGCTGAAATATACTCTTTAAGCGTTTTCAGTGTATACTTAAACTGTTCCCACTTGGATATCTCGTCCTCGTATTCTTCCAGCTTATCCCTCTTATACGAAATAGCATAATCCAGTTTCAAATTTTCACTTTGCTTTTCAGAAATCTCTTGTTTGATTTCTCGAAGCTCGCCTTCATTCTCACGCTGCACCTGACGGTAAGCAAGTTTTGATGCAAATAATTCATTATCTGTATCCACAACTTCCCTTTGCAATTCTTCCAAACGCTCAGTTTCTTTGGCAACTTTGTATTCCATAACCGACAAATCATGATTCCGTCCCTGCTTTTTCTCAGCAAGTTCTTCCTTCACATTGAACTTGAAACACGAACCTGCTTCTTCCCTTAATTTATCCTGTAATATTACAGATAAACTTTCCGGAGTGAATACATTACGCTTGGACACCTTCTTTGCCAGTCCTTTTTTAGCACCTTCCCATACCGGAACTCCTACCACATGCATATGAGGACTTGCCTCGTCAAAGTGTATCACTGCATTTGCCACTTTGAAATTTGGAAGAAGTCTTTCCATTGTGGATAACAGATAAGCATACACATTGTACATTTTTTCCTTTTTATCCGTATGTTCTTCCCAGAATTTCTTATCTCCGCATTGAAAAATAATCTCGACTGCCATATCCTGATCCAAATTGGCTACATGCTCAAAGTAATCCCCTATCCGTCTGTCAGCCCGCTTTTGCTTTTGATTATATTGTTGTACCGCTTCATCAAATTCCTGATGATAGACATTCTTCACATCCTGATACAAATCTTCCGTTCCTCTCAAAAGTAAAATATTATCGGAACTGTATTCCGGCGATTTATACTTCCGTAAATTGTGTTTTGCTACTCCAAGCAATTTACTCTTACTTGTTATGGCACTCTTTCCATTGCTAATGTGTGCTGAGTAAGAAACATTACCCATAGGCACCTCTCCTTCCTTCTTAAATCAGATTTCCCGCTCGCTTATCATCTCGGCTCTGCCGAAGATGATAACCCCCTAGCAGATTTGTCACATCCAATGTGCCATTGTCTGTGCCAAATCTGCGGGGGCTCTCCGAGGGTTACACCGACAAGAAGTAAACTCCGTCGGTGTATATTAGCTACCTCCCATACTGATATATCTATCCATCGTGACCACATCCTTTCCTAACCTAATCTATACCGCTTCCGATATATCTCTGAAGTAACCTGTCTCTTCCCATACCTTCTTATCCGGACAATAGTAGCTGAACTCATTTGAGTTACCTACTTTAATTGCCGTGCCAAATTTGAGAATTCCCTGTTGAAGTCCAACCCTTACATACTGTGCATCCTTCCCCATTGCCTGTGCAATTTCTTTGATTGGTACATTCCGTCCTGTAAAAGCTGGTAAATCAACCTTGTATTGTACCTCTGGCATTTCTACCACCTCCTGCATATAGAGCATTTCTTGCTCTGTTTATATTCTGCATTATACAGACCTTTGTTTGCTCTGTCAATAGTGCTAATAATAATGTTGACAATTCATTTTCGATATGTTAGATTAACTTTACAGGAGGTTGGTAAGATGAATACAGGTAAAAAAATTAAGCTAATCCGTACATTTCGAGGATTAACTCAAAAAGAACTTGGAGAAGCGTGTGGCATCCACGAAGTTGCCATCCGCAAGTATGAATTAGGCAAAAATATTCCAAAACCTGAACAATTAAGGAAAATTGCCGAAGCACTTAATGTCAATGTAAACTCATTGGTTGAGTTCGACATTCAGGCTGATGGCGATGTACTCCCTCTCCTCTTTGCCATTGATGAAGTATTCAATGTATCAATTAAAGAGATAGATGGCGAACCGGGAATATTTTTTGACAACAAGAGTCTTGTACAATTTTTAAAAGACTGGCAGGCAATGAAGGAATTACTTTCATCCGGCAGTCAGACGGAAGATAATTACGAGATTTGGAAAACCATACGTCCAAGTGTAACAAAAACAATCCACGAGGATTAGCAACTACTCTGTTTTGCTATCAGCTTGCTGAATCCAAAGCGAAAGGAATGGTGCTTATGAAGTTACCCAACGGATACGGAAGCGTTGTAAAACTTTCCGGAAAAAGAAGAAAGCCTTATCAGATCAGAAAGACAACAGGCTGGCACTACGATAAGGAAAAGGACAGACAGGTTCAGGATATGATTACAGTTGGATACGCTGCTACAAGAGCTGAAGGCTTACAGATGCTTGCAGAGTACAACAATAATCCATTCGATACCAAAGCTGCCAAGATGACCTTCTCTGATGTATATGAAGAATGGTCCAAGCGTAAGTATCCTACTGTATCCGAATCCAATGTCAAAGGATATACCGCATCCTATAAAGCCTGCGGTACCCTCTACAACAAAGTTTTTAAGGATATTCGATTAGTGGATTTACAAAATGTCATTGATACTTGTGGTAAGAATTATCCTACTCTCAGGAAAATCAAAGTGCTTTTCAATCAACTTTATGATTACGCCTTGAAAAACGATATTTGCAACAAAGATTATTCAAGTTTTGTGGATGTGGCACAGTACAAAGACCGCAATCCGAATAAGTATGACAGAAACAAATTTGAAAAGGATGAAATTGAGAGAATCTGGGAACAGAAAGATGATAAGTATTATCAGATTGTTCTGATGCTTCTCTACAACGGAGTCAGAATTTCCGAATTGCTTGATTTGAAAAAGGAACATGTTCATTTAGGTGAACAGTACTTTGATGTAATCAGCAGTAAAACAGAAAACGGCATCCGAAAAGTACCCATTGCAGATAAAGTTCTTCCCTTCTACAAGAGTTGGTATGAATCATGCCCTGACTGTGAATATCTGCTTCATACGGAAGACGGAAAGCATTTCACCTACAGAAACTATTATGACAGCTACTTCCAGCCATTAATGGAACAGTTAAAGATTAATCGCACACCGCACTGTTGCAGACACACATGCGTGTCCATGTTGGCAGAAGCTGGCGTAGATCAGACGATTATTAAGAAGATTGTGGGACACTCCGGAGCTATGACACTTACAGAAAAGGTATATACCCACTTTGATATTAAGGAGTTAGTAGATGCGATTAATAAGATTTAACAGAAAAGGACATTCCCAGATTGCTCTGAAAATGTCCTATACATATCATTGATATATTTGTTGCATACTTGTTGCATATGTGTTGCATTCCATTGAAATTCCAGCACATCTGACAACTTTCCACAACCTCTGTAACCCTTGTAAAATGGGCTTTTCTTGATTTCTCTGTATGAGAAAAATTATCGCTTGCATAATTCCGACCCTTGAAAAATAAGGCTTTTCAAGGATTTTGTCAGTTACCCGTGTGTTACTCAAACTCCTCGGAGAGTTCTCCCGTTGTTTTATTATAACACACCCGTCCGGAACTTACACCTCAATGATGCGAACATGCTCCGGCTGACCGGACAGGAAAATTCCGTCGATAGTCTCAAGCATTTTCTTTCCCTCTACTGTGTGAATTGCCTTGATATAATACGACTGTCCTCTCACTGCACGTCCGCAGATGCTTTCATTGCCCCATGATGCAGAACGACGGAGATTCAGAGCACCATCACAATCAACGATCGCTCTTGTGGTCTTTTCCGGATAGATTGTGTCAGAATCGGACACCTGTTCCTCTGTTTTTCTTTCATCGTCTCCGGATGTCTCCTGCCCTGCTGCATCGTCTCCATCACCGGAGGTCTGCTGTCCGTTCTCCTGCTCGCTATTTGCCCCATTCTGCCCGTTTTCCGGTTCTACTGGTGTATTTCCTCCAGTGCCTCCGTTTTCGTCGTCTGTGGACGCTCCTGCGTTGCCCTGCTGCCCCTCTGCATCCTTTTCATCGGTGAGGGTTGTTGCTGCTTTGAGTTCCTCTGCGGTCATCGTGCCGACCTTGTTCCCGTCTGCATTGTAGGTGTTCACGCTACCGTCGGGATTTGTCTCCAGTGCTCCCTCCGGAACATTGTCCGTGAGTGAGCCGATGACGTTTCCGTTTTCATCCCACACAACCAGTTCCTCGTTTTTTGCTGCTGCTTTCAACGCTCCCTCGATTGTCTTGTATTCCTTGCAGTCCTCTTTTTTGAACTCCGTTCCTTTGCCTAAATAGTATAACATGTTTTCGCCCTCCTCTGCTACTTTTTGAGATATTTGCTCGACGCAAATCCCACCACGTTTTTATATGCTACATACAACCACTTCACTCCGGACACATCCGTGTAATATCCATAACACTGACACGTCTCTCCGCTCTGCATTGTCGTCAAGACTTTCTTGTCTTTTCCTGTTCCTGCTCCCGACCGTAGATTCAACGCTCCTGCTCCCGTTACCTTGTACGTTCCTGCAAGGCTCTTGTTGAACCCTTTTGCGGTCTCCAGTTTCACGTTGCTATTGATTGGAACTGTCTGCGATGCACTTCCTCCGGATGCCTTTGCTCCATTGGTGAGGTTCGTCGCCACATGAGCACCATCGTTCAGCAGAATGTCGCCCTCAAGCAAATACGCATCTGATGTCAGATATTTTTTATCTGTCAGCACCTCGAATCCTGCTGCCTTGAGTGCTGCCCGCAGGTTTCCGGTATAACATGCAGTGCTCACATTTTTCAGTTTCTCATTTTTCAGTCTATATCCTGCACCTTTTACGATTGCAGCAACACCGGACGAACAGTCAGCCTCGCACGGAACTGTGATTTGAGCAGGGTCGAAATTTGAATCCGCAAGGTTCGTCCAAAATGTTCCCCTGTGCGACTGACAATATCCGACCATATTGTTGACTGCTGCTGCCTTTGCCATCTGTGCAATGAGTTTTCTCGTTGCTGCATCCGGATGACGGAGAACGCATTTCCACGGTCTGTTATACCAGTTTATAACCTGCCACTCTGTTCTCGTCTGATCTCCGGCTTTTCCTCCGGAATATTTTCCTCTCTCGTCGTGTCCGCAATTTGAAATCATTTCTTTTCCTCCTTTTGTTTCTTATCTCCGGAATCATCTATCACTGACATAATGAATATAAAAGCCAGTATGAACGGAACTCCTATCCATATCACCGCCACCAATACCGACAAAATGAAAAATGTCAGTTTGACCATGATTCTGTCCTGTTTTGTTTCCTGTTCCTCGTAGTATTCCGGAAACAACTCTTTTCCCCGCTCCTCTTTTTCGGACTGCCTTTCAAGCATCCAAAAAATAACAAACGTCAAAACGAATGTAACTGCTGCCCCGATGATGTACACCGTCACCATCGTGCTCCAGTGCTGTGACATGAAAATCTCAATTTCACTCACTGCCCTCACCTGCCTCGTTCGCAATGAGTTTCTGCACCGCCTCATTGCTGTCAAGCATCGTTCTCATTTGCTCAAGAGCCTCGTCCACCATCATGCTGAACATGTCGAATGTGATGACCTTTGCAAGCCACTCAAACCTTGCCACAAACATGTCGTACACATACCGGAGTTTGAGTTTTCCTGTTCCTGCTCCCAGTTCCTTTTCTGCTTTTGTCACCGCATACAAGAGCCACTCTCTGACCTTGTTCAACTGCTTATCAGATGGCATTTTCGCAAAAGAATAAATTGCGTACCCGATAGAGCCTCCCACTGCTGCTATTGCCACGATAACAAACCAATTTTCAACGATGAATTTCATCCCTGCACCTCCTCATTATTGTCTGCATTGATGTCATCCGGTTCGTTCTCGTGCTGTTTTCCTGTATCTTTCTTTGTAACCGTCTTTACTGACTTAATGAGTGCCATCGCACCGCCCTCCACTGACAGGAATCGAAATACATTCTCTGTCAATGTTGATGGTTCAGCACCCACTCTCACAAACACTATAATCGCCACAACTGTGTAGATAAATGCTGCAAGAATCATACAGATAACAACACGATTCATGAACTGACCGGAGACTTTGTTTTTCCGCTTTGCTGCCCGCTGTTCTATCCGGTACAATTTTCTTTTATGCCGGAAATACATGCGACGCTCTGCGTTCGTCATCCTGCTTTTGTTCACTTGTTGCCTCCTTTATGTGGTTGATTCTTGCCTGTTCCCGCCCTCCTGTTATTGGTCGGTCTTAATATTCAAATTCATCCCGTCCAGTCTCTTGTGATACGATTTCAATGACTGCTCAACTATGAGAACCCTGTCGTGTAAATCCTGCACCTCTGCCCGTGTCTCTTTGTAGTCACGTTTGATGTCTTTGACATCGTCGGCAATGTTCTCCAGTTTTGTCATCATGAGTGTGTTCGCTGTCGCACGTTCCTCCGTCTCCTGCTCTGCATCCTTTTTGTCATTCCGCTTTTTATTGGAAATCCCGAAAAAGATTGCAAATGCGACGGAAATCCCGCTCAACAACAATGAGAGTTCAATCGTCACTCGGCTGCTCCTTTCCGAACGCTCCCACGTCGTCGGTGTCGCAGTATCGTCTCATGTGGTACTCAAGGACATCCAGTTTCCCGTCTGCCTCATTGACCATGTTCCGGAGTTCCTCTTTGACCCCCTCCTCCACTTTTGAGCGTTCAATCATTTCTTGCTGCTTTTTCACGATTCCGGACAACTCCTCCGTTATCTCGCACAACCGTGATATTATTTCAAGCGGTGTCATTTTGCCTCACCACCGGAATATTTTTCTCCCGTGATGTATTCATATTCCTCCGCTGAAATACTTCCTTTTGTGACACGCTCTGCGATCTGTTCCTCGGTGAGAGTGCCTTTCTTGTACATTCTTTTCAGACTTTCGACAAGCATTTTCATATTAAATCAACCCCTCCTCAATCAACTGTTGTGTGTATTCGTCGATGACTGCATCTTTCTGAAACTGTGTCACGGATTCAACGATTCCTGTTGTGTTGGATGCAACAACCTCCTGCATGAGCGTCAATCTGTCATATTCCTCCCGTGACATTTCACGCTCCTCTCGCTGCCATCCGGTGATTTTCTTTCCGTCTGCATCCTCTTTCGTTGCTTTCTTGATATTGCGTCTCTGATATACCGTTGTCGGTGACGCTGTTGTGTCGAACTCCTCCGGCTGTTCTGCCTCCGTTCCGAACACTTCTCTCCATTCTTTCATGTTTTTCTCGCTCCTTTCGCTTTGAATGTTTGCTAACTATTTTCTTTAATTTCTTAACATTCACATAAGGCTTGACCCTTTGCAGGTACATGTCGTATGTGTCTGTATTGCTCAAGTAACCCATGTATGACAGAATTGCGGTCGCATCGTACCATGTGATTTTCTCTTTCTTTGCGACACGGTTGACTTTCCGTGTGCAACTCAACATGATGCTTTCCCGCAGAATCGTCTTGTCGTGATAAAACTGGAATCCCATGAAATCGAGTGGTCTCCCTTTTCTCTTTCCGGTCTTTTTCTCTGTGTAATCGAACCGGAACACCTGCCAGTTTCCTTTCATCTGCAAGTTGAACTTTTCCCTCAAGAATCTCTCAATCTCCTGCTGCATCCTGTGGAGTTCCTTTTTGTTCTTTCCGAATACCACCATATCATCCATATACCGGATATAATGCACCGCTTTCAACTGTTCTTTGATGAAATGGTCGAGAGGCTGCAACATGAAATTTGACAACCACTGCGATGTGTAAAACCCTAAAGGCAACCCGACCTCGCTCCCGTCAATTATCAGTTCGAGGATGTACAACATTCTCTCGTCTCTGATTTTCTTCTTGAGCCACGCTTTCAAGACATCATGGTCAACACTCTCGAAAAAGTGTCGTATATCCATCTTGAGAACATATTTGCAGTTCTTTTTGTCTCGCTGAATCCACCTCTCGATGTACTTTTTCCCATAATGAGCACCCCTGTTCGGTACGCTCCCGCACGAGAACTCATACATCCCTTTCATGAAAATGTCATAACACGCAGAGACGACAATGTGGTGAATCACCTGCTCATAATTGTATCGAGGTTTCTCAATCATTCTCACTTTTCTACTCGTTCCCTCGTTGATGCAGACTTTCCCGTGTCTTGATGGTTTCCATGCCTTTTCCGGATGCGGTACGTCGTACCCCTCCGGTGCAGTGTTCTCAAGTTGCTCGACGACGTTCTTGACATGTCTCTGAATGTTGGTCGGCTCTAATATCACCGCAACGTCCGGACGCTCTGTCTTGCCCTTTGCTGCTTTATGAAATTTTTGCTCAACATTGCTATGTTCTAACATAGGCTTGTACAGGTTATTGACGGATTTCTTTCCCATCTTTCTTATCACCTCAAGGTCTTTCTGATATTCTTACTCGACCCTGCCTGCATCGGTATTATTTCCACTGGTTAGGTGTATTTCAACACCCTGCGGTGTAGGAAAAAGGTGTGCTTTTGGTTAAATGCTCCATAATTTGATAAGATTGGCTCGCCACGATGTTCGTGTTCACGTTCGTCGCAGGGTTGTTCACATTCCAGTACGACAAACCGCACTTCGACCCGTTGCCACGGTTGCCACCGAACAGGGCAAGGACGCACACCGATTCCCCTGTCATGTCAAGGTCATCTTTTTGTCATGTCGGAGATTCTATCACAATTTTTTCTGTTTGTGTCGGATGTGCCTCCCGTTTCCATCATCGTGGAAAATCCTTGTCATACCGGACACCTCGGAGGGTAAACCCTCCGAACCTCCCTTTTTATTGCGGGGGAGTATCTCCCCCGTTCCCCCTCGCTGCTTACGCAGCAGCAACAGGCGGTTTACAAGAAAGGCTCGCCACGATGGACGTGCCCACGCTCGCCGCAGGGGAGCTCACATACCAGCACGACAAACCGCACCTCGACCCGTAGCCACGGTCGCCACCGAACAGGGCAACTGCAACGATCGTATTGTTGAACCATAACCCATCACATTCGTATGTGGTCTCACTTCCGGATGCAACGGTCGGGATTCTTCCGATGTCGGATGCCATTTCCATTCTTGAACAGTAGCCTCCGGATGTTCCGGACGGTGTCAGTCCTGTGTTTGTGTACCCCGCACCTGTTGAGTTATACGGAGGAACTGCTTTCACATGATACACTCCGTTGATAAGCAGCAGACCTCTCAAACGTTTCCAGTAGTTCGCAAAGAAGTTCTCGCAGTAAAATACTTTGACTGCCTGTGTGGTCGATGTATAACCGAAAAACTGTCCTTTTCCGTTGAGCGTTCCGGTCTGCAAGAAATTGTCGGACTGACTGTTTCCGTTTCCAAACTTGCCTTGTGAGTTGGTGCTGCATGTAATCATCGTACACATTTCATACATGAGGTTGATTTCAGAAAATGACTGTTTATCCCATCTGTCACCGTTCTGCTTTGCTGCGGTCGTCTCCTGCTCGTCTGTCATGGACGCTGTCGGTGTGAGACCGGAGAGTGAACGCATCCTGTTGTTGACAACCGAACCCTCGTACATCGGGAAATATGTCACAGGCAGGACATTTCCGTCTGCGTCGGTGTGTGCGTATGCTTTGTATGTGTCATCGTACTGCTCCTCACAGAACACAACAAAATGATAATTGTTCTGTGTCCATCTCTTGACCCAAATCAGAGGAATCTCGGACATTGCATTTCCACCGTATGATGTTTTTGTGATGTCCGATGCTCCTCCGTTCAGCTTGAGAGCATGGTTTTCATGATTCAGTTCATAGTCAACCGTTCCGTCAGTTCTTACCATGACCGGACGGTTTTTCTTTACGAACCAAATATCTCCCCAGTCTCCATAATCGAACCCGCCTCCTGCGAAATTCATTCCTGCGGGTGTCATTCCAACCGCATCATAAAGATATTTGACACGGGTTGCCGGATTGCTGTCGAGGAGGTTGATTCTCATTCCGTATCTTTTCGGTTTTGCTTTTGCGTCCTCGATAATTTTCTTTGTGTTGGAAAGAATCTCCTGCGACGTGGATTCTTTCGCCATGAATATTCTGTCACCTGCTGCCATTATTCACTTGCCTCCTTTGTGATTTCCTCAAAATACAACGTACCGTTTGAGATACCCATTCGATACTTGATTTGTGTCGCATCGTCCTCCAGTTCGACAGTCGTTGCCAGTGCTTTCATTTCTGCAAGCAACTCCGTTCCCTTTTTGACCATGTCGTCATAGTACGTTTTTGCATCTTCGTCCATTCCGGTCTTGATTTCTCTGACCTCCTCGATGTCAAATGCGACAGGGAGGCTCATGAACTCTGTCGAACCGTTACCGATTCGGATGATTCTGTGACCGCTTGTCGTGGTTTCGAGACCCAGTTCTCCATCATCGAGAACCCTCTTGCTCTCCGTCCACTCTGCGGTCGTTCCCTTTTTCAAAGTGATTGTTGCTGTTGCCATTCTTTTTCACCTCTTTCTCAAATTGTGTGTGACGTTCCTGCGATGTACTTGTCATAATCGGTCGTGAACGGTGTTCCTCCCTTGACAAGCAGGAGGTCGGTTGATTTTGGTGTTCCTCCGTCCACATTGATGTTGATGTCCGTCTCAAGTTCTCTGATGCGTTCATAGTAGTCTTTGACTGCTGCCAGTATCGCATCAAGACCGGACTGACTGATGATGATTTTGTTTGCCTCCTCGGTCGCTGTCAGACATTTCTTTGTCTGCTCGATTGCTGCCTCCATCGCCTCGACACATTTTGCAATCGCCTTTGCGGTGTCATCCTCTCTCCGGCTCTCTTTGATTTCTCTTGCCTTTTCAGCAGCCTCTCTCAACCGCTCCTGTGCCTGTCTGACCGCCTCTGCTGCATCAATGGTGTTCTGTGTGTCCTGTGCGATTTGCAGAGCCTCTCTCGCTGCTGCAATGGTGTTCTCCAGTCTTGTATATTCTCCGGAGTGAATGATTTCCGATTCATCCCGCTGTGACGGAAAAATCTCCATCTCAAACGTCGCACTCGTCAGCAATGCACCATTTTGATACAACTGCACCTCACACAATGCTGTTCCGTGAACCTGCAACATGCCTCTTGTGAGAGGAATGAGAGCCTCATTTCCGGACTTTTCTCCATCGTTGTGAACGTGTGTCTTGTCCGGTTTGGTCATGTTGATAATGACCTCCACATTGTCCGGTATCTCATACACGACACCGTCCTCCATGAGCGTCACTCCGATGTACCGTGTTCCCATATCCATCTGTTTCGCTGCAACTGCAAAATGCTGTGTGTCTCCATACAAATCCACTTTGATGTGTCTAATGATTTCCAATTTTCTCACCTCCTCATGACAATTCTTGCTCGGTTCTCTGAACCTCCTCGAATGACAGTCTTGTGTTTGCCAGTTCGACCTTGTTCTTTTCTTTCGTCAACGGGTATTCATAGAATTTCACAATCCTGTGGCTCTCACTGATTCCCGTTGACTTGGAGATCAGCAGCACCGTGTCTCCCAGTGCTATACTGAACACCTCTTTGTACTGTTCTTTTTTCTCCTCGTCCTGCACTGCCTCAACAAGATTGATGATTTCTGCTGTGTACGACCTGTATGGTTTGGAAAGTTCGTCCAGTTTCGCCTCCGCATCCTCTTTCAGTGATTCCGCATCCGTGTATCTTTCATCTTTCCACGTCATCGTTTTCACTTTCTTTGAATACTGGTGATTCTCAACATAATTTTTCCCGTCGATATTCAGCATCAATCCATCTTTCCCTATCGGAATGAGCCTTGTTGCAAAGTCGTATGAGTTTGACTGCACCTGCAACCGCTTGAGGTTCAGACGTTCGATGAAATATGCTCCTCTGTCCTCTCCGTATTTCTCATATACCGAAATTCCCTTGTTCAGAGAATCGAACACCATCTCGCATCTATACGTTGTAATTGCCTGTTGAGCGACATCCCATGCAGAACAGTTCTGCTCTATCCGGATTGTTCTCTTTTTGGAAACATCGCACCGGATGACTTTCCATCCAGTTCCGTCGATTGCCTCTGTTAGACATTCATCGACCGTCTTTTCCACAGTCTCGAATCCCTGCGGATATTGTTTGCCCTCCAGTTCCTCGACGTTCAATGTTCCGGTGCATTTGTACCATTCCCCGCTCGGCTCGACCTGCTTGATAACAAATTCGTCCGTGTCGGTTCTGATATATCCCTCCTCTTTGATGTCCGCTGCATACCTGTTTGTCTTTCGGAACTCGAATGTGATTTCCTTATCTCCAGTCTTGAGAGTGCTTGTGATGCACGTTTCTTTTATTCCGGATAAAATACACACCTTTTCGTGTGAATCATTGTACAAATCCATCTGACCGCCTCCTATAACCACATAGGTTTATACTGCAATGTGACAAGTGCGTTATTGTCAGAGAAAATGAGATGATGTTCCTTTTCCTGCCCTGTTGTGAGATACGGAAATTCCATCAATGACACATCCTTGAACTTGTTCTCTCCGTCCATCGTTGCGAATCCTGTTTCTCCGTCAATGATGACGGTTGCTCCTCTCGGAATCGTGTCGATAATAATTTCACCGCAGGAAAGACCGTTGATTCTTAACTGCTCAATGTACTCCGTTGCTGTGATTGTCAGTCTGCACGGTGTCGCCCTGTTTCCCTGTGCCTCAAATATTGCCTCATACGCTCCCTGCCAGTTCAAACTCACTTCGTCGCTGAACCAGTACCCCGTGAATTTGAACTCTGCTGTGTACCGTGTTTTCGTTATTGTCTTGCTCAACGAGTTCCCCGTCATATATGCCTTAAAATGGCGACTGTACCCGTCCAGTGTAAGGACAACACCTTTCTGCAACTCTGCATTGAAATCACTGACATGTTTTTGAACCTCGTCTCTGTCTTTTCCTCTGAACAGGACTGTCACTGTCAGTCCGGACAATGGTGTGTATGTTTCGGATTCCGACGGTATCAATGCCCCGTCGAACATCTCCACCGTCACCCCCGTCTGTGGAGGCTCGAAATCAACTGTCAACTGCTTTGCATCGAATGACCGAATGTCTATGCTGTCAATTTTCATGTCCTCACCTCCGTTTTTTTGTTGCTATTGCAAGATTATCACTGACCTTTTCGGTCGTTCTGCTTGCCACTTCGTCTCCGTCAATATAGTTGTGAACCTCGATAAAAGCGTTCACATTCTGATTGATCGCTTTCAGCTTTCGGTCAAGCATTGAGTTCAATTCTGTGTAAAACTCTGCAAGTGGCAAGATTGCCTCTGCTCCTGCCTCTCCTCCGACCATGAGCCTCGTTCCATTCATTCCGAACACTGTCGGACTTGTCATGATTCCTCCTGTTTTGTACCATTCAACACCGAATGACGGTACAGATGGAGGGTTCAGACTGAACGAACCGGATATACTAAAATGTGGCATTTTCAAATGTGGCAATGACCACTCAAAATTGAAAAATCCCTTGATTCTGTCGATAGCATTTGAGACCGCTGTCTTTGCGGATTCCATCTTTTCGCTGAATTTTGCTCGTATGCTCTCCATGACTGAACCGACCGTTGAAAGAGCACCGTTCAATTTTGTCGAGAAAGATGACTTGATGCTGTCGAGTTTTCCACCTGTCAACGTGTTCGCTGTGGACATGAGTGAGTTCATCGTGTCCTTGATGCCTGTGAATGTAGCCGACACAATTCCTTTCATGCCCCCGCCTTTTTCGTTATAGGCAGATTTCATATTTTCCAGTTTTGTGGAAACATTGGTCTTTGCGGTCTCCATGAGATTCGTCGCTGTGTCCTTGATGTTTGTAAACCTCGTTGACCATCCCTGTTTTACGCTCTCGACCTTGTTTGTAAAATCGTTCTTGAGTGACAGGAGTTTGTTGCTCGCATCTGTGTTCCACTGCTGCATCGTCGTTGAAATCGTCGATTTCATGTGAGACCATCCGGTTGACACATAGGACTGTATTCCGGAAATCTTCGTCGTGAAATCGGTTCTGATTTCCGTCAGTTTATTTGATGCGTTTGTTTTCCACTCGGTCATCTTGGATGTGACCGTCGTTTTCATATTCTCCCAACCCTCGGAGACTTTCGTCTTGATTTCCGATGTCTTTTCAGAGAATTTTGTCTTGATTTCTGTCAGTTTTCCTCCCGACAGATTATCAACGAACGTGAATCCGGCTGTGTAATAGCCTTTGATTCCCTCCCATCCTGCTGCAACTACTCCTTTAATACCGCCCCCGTTTTCCTCATAGGCGGTTTTCATGTTCCCCAGTTTCTCCTTTGCGGTGTCAACTGCTGCCCCCATGAACTTTGTGACAGTATTTTTCACCGCTGAAAACGTCTTTGTCGCTGCTTGTCCGACTGCACTATTCGCAACCGAATCTTTTATCTCGTTCACCTTATTCGTGACCGCCTCTTTTGCTTTCGAGAACGCTCCTGTTATGGTTTCCTTGATTGCGTTGAATTTCTCCTTGACGTTACTCCACAACTCGGATAATTTTTCTTTGACCTTATCCCAGTTTTTATATAAAGCGATTCCTGCTGCGATCAGTCCTGCAATCAATGTCACAATTAAAATAATCGGACACAGATTCATGACTGCATTGAGGGCGGTCTGTGCCACCGTCATTCCTCCAGTCACTCCGGTCGCTGTCGCTGTTGCTGCGGTATGTGCTGCCTCCGCTGCTGCCCCTGCTGTGTCTGCTGCTGTTCCTGCTGCGGTTGCTGCTGTCTTGGCTGTTATCTTTGCGATGATTCCTCCGACAAACGATGCAAACTGTTGACCTGTTTTCACCGTCGTCGATATTCCCTGTGCTACTTTTCCGAATCCGATTGCTAAAGGACCCACCGCAGCCACCACAAGACCGACCTTGATGATTGTCTGCTGTTGCCCCTCGTCAAGAGAGGTGAACCACTTTGTCAGTTCTTGAATCTTTGTCGTCACCTTTTCGATGACTGGTGCTGCTGCGGTCTGTGCTGTTGTCGCCAGTGTTGACAATGCCAGTTTTGCATTGTTCATCGCTATTGTTGCATTATCAATCGGGTCGAGTGTTCCGTTGTATGTGTCCTCGACCGTCGTTCCATATTCTGACATTGAGGATGACAGGCTTGTGAGGTCAATTCTGTTCTCTCGGATTGCTGTCGCCATTTCCGCAGCACCCTTTTTCCCGAACAGTTCTGTCGCAATCTGTAAAGCCTCTGTGTCCGTCTTTGCGTTCTTAATGCTGCCGATTGTCTCCTCCAGTGCGACATCCATTGACTTTCCCTCGGCTGTTGCGTTCTGCAATGCCTTTTTCAGTCCTGCCAGTGCTGTCGTAGAATCAACACCGTTCGCATCGAATTGAGCCATCAAATTGATTGCTTGTGGTAATGACAACCCCATCTCTTTGAACGCTGAATTGTTATCCAGTACATAACTTTCGAGTTTGTCAACGGAAATTCCTGTCTCCTGTGCTTTTGATGTCAGCAATCCCAACAGATTCCCCGTCTGTGATGTGTCTATGTTCCACGCTTTCATGATTTTGTCCACTTGGTCAACAGACTGTGTCACATTCGTTCCGTTTATGCTCGAAAACTGAATGAATTGCGTTGACAGGCTCTCCAGTTCCTCTCCTGTCGAATGAAATCTCGTGTTTACTTCACCGATAGCCTCTCCGACCGTTGACATGTCCTCCGGCATACTTCCGAAAACATTGTCCGCAGATGCGGTCAATCCCTCCAGTGCCTCTCCGGTTGCTCCGGTCTTTGTCACTATCGTGTCATATCCCTCGTCGAGTTCCTTGAACGCTGCGATTGATGCTGCTCCTATTGCAGCAATTCCCGCAGAAACGACGGACATTTTCTTTCCGAAACTCTCCATCTTTTGTCCTGCTTTGTCACAACCGCTTGCAAATTCATTCAGTTTATGATTTTTCAGTTCCTTGTTTACTTTTTCGAGTTCAGATTCCATCTCGACGAGTGATGCTTTTGATGCGTTCGTCTTTGTGGTCTGATTTGCAAGAGCAGTCTCCGTCTTTCCGATTGCTGTCTCGTTTGCCTTAAATTCCTGCTCCAGTTTGTCGAGTTCCTCTTTCAGTGCCTTTGACTGCTCTGAATTTGCTCCGGTCGCCTTTGTTGAATCCTCATAGGCTTTCTTTGCTGCCTCGACCTTTGTTTTCAATTCCTCCTGCTTTGTCTTTTGGTCTGAAAGTTTCTGTGTGAGTTTTGCTTGTTGCTCACTGTTTAATTGAACGATATTCTTTTGCAGAGTGATTTTTTGAGTGAGGCTCTCGGCTTTCGCCTTGAGTTGGTCTGCTGCCGAACCGAACGCTTTTGCTTGCGTCTGTGCCAGTTTGAACTCACTGGATAACACTTTCATCTGTGACGCAGCGGATTTCATTTGTGACTGATAATCAGACGAATTTGCTGAAATCTTCACGCTTGTATGTGCCATCGGTTCTCCTCCTCTCTGTGTTATGTGTTCTCGTTCACCGTTTCAAGTTCAAATTTCAGATATTTCAGCAGTTCAATGATATTTTCTTTCATGCACTGCCCGTATGATTCCCGCATGAGCCGAATCGCAATTTTTGTCACACGGTCAACGATTTCTCCGCATATCTTCCATGTGTTCTGTTCTTCCTGCTCCTCGTCCTCATACCCATTCTCGCGGTCATATTCGTCGAACGCAGATGTCTCTCTTTCGATTGGCTCTGTCTCGACAATGTTCAGCAACGCATCGGAAACAATATCCTGCATGATGAAATGAATCCCCTTTGATGCTGTCAGAAATTCAATGACATCCACCTCACCCAGTTCATCGAGAGACATCCTGTTTCCAAATATCTCTTGAATAATTCTTTTGTTGAAAAACAGTGCATCCGTTATTTTGTCCGAACCGTTTTTCTCCATGAGTGCAGCATATTTCTTGTACTGCTCAACCGTTATGTTATTGATGAATACTTTTCCTGTGCTGCAAGTGATTGTTATTTCCGGAATCACTTGCCACTCTGAAAATTTTTCATCATCTTGTCCATTCTCTTGTTCATTTCCTCTGCGATTCCCATGTCAATCATGTTGAACTCGATGACGATTCCTGCTGCATCCAGTCCGCTCTCTGCGTCCTTTAACTCGTCAACCGTGAACTGATTTCCGTATGCTTTGCAGATGAACAACATCATCGCCTCAATTTCCTGTCGTGAGTATCTTTTTGACGCTCTCTCGGATGTCGCAGCGTCAATCTGTTCTGCAAGTTCGAGATATTCCATGTATGTGTCCGCAGACATTTTCTCCATTTTGAACTCTTTATGATTCACGATAATTTTTCTATTCATTGAATTATCCTCCTGTTATATCCTCTCTTGTTTTACGCTGCTGCGTCCGGTGCTTCCTGCACTTTTGAGAACCAGTCTTTGATTGCTGTTGCTGCATCCGTGTCCTCTGCTACAAGGTTGGATTCATCAACAGATACCTCATACAGATTGTCGATGCTACGCTCGTAGAAACTGCCCTTGATGCTCTTGGTTGTAGGTGACAGTTTTCCCTCTTTAGTGCTTGCCTCCTCGCTGATACCCTCTGCAAACTTTCCGACATAAAGCCACTTGAACTCATATTTCCCGTTGAGTTTTCTTTCTCTCCATCCGACAGCGACCTCCGGTGCTCTGTCGTCAGATGACTTTCTCAAGAATCCTTTCTCGTACAACTGCCCGAACAGAATCACTCTGTCCTGCGGTGCAAGAGCATTGATCTCCAGTTCGACATCTGTTCCCTCGTATGAGGTGATGACCTCCTCGGTGTTATCGTCGGAGTAGATTTTCTCACTTGTCCACTTTTCATCAATTTTCGCTTTGATTGCCCTCGCTAATTTCACCGGAGTTCCGGCTGTGTATGCTGTTGCAGTATTGCTCTGCACCAGTGCGATGTAAAAATCTTTCAGACCGCAAGTTCTACTCCTTACAATCTGCTGTGTGGTTTCATTTACCTGTGTTACTGTTTCGCTCATGATTTTTCCTCGCTTTCGTAATATTTTGTGAATCGCTGTGCTTTCATATAGATTCCATCCTCCGGTTTTGAATCGTCTCCGTTTCTCCCCTCGAATGAGAACCCATTCTCTTTCATGAGAGACTTGATTTCCCTTGCCAGTTCCACCTCGTCCTCTTTTGAGAAAATGGTGACTTGCAAGGAAAGTGTCACTCCCTCCGCATCATCATCCGAAAAATTATCATCGGTTTCGCCCAAATCCCACAATGTCACATGACATTTGTTGAGGTCTTTGTCATACCACCCCTGCATCACGGTGATTCCTCTGTCCTCTATCGGCTTGAGTACGTCTGATGCGTCTTTTATGATGTCCGGACTGCTGTCCATGCTTATCACCCCACTGTCCTGTCTAAATACGCTTGATATTCCTGTTCTGCTATCTTTTGCAGTTCTGCATCTGCCTCCCTGCCTGTTGCATATATGAACTCTTGTGGCGGTCTGTAAATCGTTCCCCAGTTAATAAAGCGGACGTAGAAATGACCGCCCTCGTCCTGTGTGTTCTTTTCCCATCCGACATCTGCTGTCGCTCCCGTACCGTTCACCTTTACTTTCCCGATAGGGATTTCATCTGCTGCATGTGCGGACACTGATGATTTTGAACCGAACCCTCGCCCACTTTTTTTGATGTCCTTTGACTTTGGGATTTTTCCGGACATGATTCTCTGTACAACTGGTTCTCCTTTTTCAGCGATCGCTTTATTTACCTGTGCAATATCTTCATCCGATGCAGCACTTTCAAACGCTTTTACCAGTTCCTCCAGTCCTTTGAACTCAATGTCAATTTTCATGTCCTCACCTCCGTGTCAGAATGTGACACCTATGCAACCGCACGACATTTCACAAGCACCCATCCGTTATCTGTGAACATCGGTGATGCGTCATAGATGTCGAATCGTGTTCCGTCATACTCTGCATAGAACTCTTTCATTTTCTTTCTGACCTCTTTCATCCGCTTGCAATTCCGAACCTTGAAAACAATGGTGTTCTCAAGACCTGCTTGCAGTGCTGTGTATTTCTCATTTGTTCCCAAACTCTGAACATCGCACCAACACTCATAAAACACCTCTGTGGTCGGTTCTTTCCTGCCCTCCTTGATTTCTGTGGTCACTCTGATTATTTTCACCCGTCCGGTCATTCACTGCTCCCTCCATACTTTTCATTGAGTAGCATGGTTGAGACCGCATTTGTGAGTTGCTGTGTACCGTTCTGATACTTCTCCCTGTGGTCATACAATTCCTTGACGAAAGAATATACAAGCAATCTCTGACGGGCGGTCAAATTGTATGGGTCGAAATTCGGAATCAGTTCCATCAATTCCTCTGATGCAATCGCCTCAACCATAGTCTCTACAATGTCCTTGTCGTCGTCATAGTCGATGTGATTGTATTTCATGCAGTCCTCAACCAGTTTGTCTCTATACTCTTTCTTTTCCTCGTCCGTCATTTCATTCACCTGCTTTCAATCGCAGGGCGGGTGTTCCCGCCCTGCTGCATTTCTTATCCCTGCACAACTTCCGTGATGTTGCCTTTGATGATTGCTCCATCATCAACAGGCTGCACGTCGAAACGGTCACGAACCTTGATTCCGGTCATGTCTTTCTCCCACAAACCTGCTGCCTTGTCGTTCATGTCGATTGTGATGACATTTCTGTCAAATAATGTGATAGCCTCTTTTAAGTCGCCCATATACACAGGATGCTTGTATGCGGACACCTTTGCATCGACTGTCGTTTCCTGCTCCTGTCCTTTGCAAGTTACAACATACTTTCCTTTCACGACTTTCCATGCTGTTACGTCGGACGTTGCTGATGCGTCGATTGCTGTGGTTGTTCCGTCGATTGCTAATTTGCTACCGGAGATTGTGAACGCAGGTGAGTACACTGGTTCAGATTTCACAGTCCTGTTTGACACCTTGACAATCGGATATTTACCGAACAACATCATCTGTGTCGGCTGTGTAGGATTCGGCTGCAAAATGTACTTTCCATCCTTATCCTTTAACTTGTCGAGGTAGTTGTACCCGTTCTGATTTGCGATGACCATTGCTCCGGTTGTGATAGCAGGGTCGAGACCCACGTTGAACACGTCCTTGAGGCTGTCGATTGTGGAAATCACAACCTCTTTTCCCTTTGTCATCTCGTCCGCAACCTTGAGAATCATCGCATTTCTTGTCGCCTTTGTTTTCTTGGCAATCCATTTGTTGATGTATGCCATGACATTGGCTGCGGTGTCCTCAAACAGTTCTGCGGTGATTTTTAAGATGCCACCTTTTTTCTTGATTGCATACACAATCTTTTTGAACTTCGGCTCATCCATGTCGGGAAAATCCGCCTCCTCGTCCACATTGTCGAACGGAGTGGAATCTGCATCGACCTCAATGTTTCGAGAACCGCTCTTTGTGGTCACTCCCTCCACATTGACATACTGCTCCAGATTGTCCTCTGAACGTCTTAACTCGATGATGTCTGTTCTGATGTCCTCCGGGACGGTGACACCGATTCCCATTTCATCATCGTCTCCCTTTGTGGTGTCTGTGCTTAACGCATCCTTGTACACCTTAACATCTCCCTCGTCCGGTTCTCTCTTTAAGAATCCGCACTTGACGATATTGACGAACGCTTTCACGAGGTTTTTCTTGTCTGCTTTTGCCCCGATGGTCTTTGCTGTTCCCGTCGCCACCTTGTCCTCGATCTCCTCATGTTCCTCCTCGTCCAAATCGAACAGGAGGTCAAACTTTTCCTGTAACTCTTTGAGTTCCTCTTTTGCTGCCTTTGCCTTGTCGAGTTTTCCATCGTTCACAAGGCTCTTGACCTCATTCTTTTTGTCGTTGATTGCTTTCAACAGTTTCTGCATTTCCTTGTTCATGAATCATGTCCTCTCTTTCTTAAATTCCATACATGTCGAGGTCTGCAAGAATATCCTGCTTTTCTGCCTCGATTCTCTGTTTCTCTGCCTCTGCTGCTGCATTGTTCCTGTTCTCCAGTTCCGCAAGCACCGCATCGACAATGTCCTTTGTGGCTGTTCCTTTGATGCTCTCCGGAACATGGTTGTATTTTTCAAAATAATCTGATGCACACGCTGCGACTGCTGCCTTTTCATCAATCAAAACGTCGAAATACTCTGCCAGTTCTGCACCGCTGAACCACTTTTCTTTCGCCATGAAAGACTTGATTTTGTCTCTCGTCACACCCTCTTTCAAGTGTTCCTCGTAAACGTCGAGAATTGAATCCTCGCATAAATCAAGTTGTTTGATGACCTCTTTGAAATCGTCTGCGTTGCCCCATGCCATACATAAAGGCTTGTGAATCATCGCCTGTGCTCCTGTCGCAAAATGCAGTTCATCACATGCGAACATGATGACAGATGCGATTGACGCAGCCATTCCATCAACATATCCGACTTTGTGTCCGGAGTATCGTTTCAACTGGTTATAGATTGCCAGTCCTGCGAATACATCACCGCCACCGGAATTGAAATAGATGTCGATGTCCTCATACCCATCCAACTGGTTGAGGAAATCTGCGATGTCCTGCGGGCATCTGTCCTCCTCGAACCACATGGATTCCCATGTTGCTGATACAATGTCACCGTAGAAATACAAGGAACATCTGCTCTGTTCCTCGTCCTGTTCCAAATCCAAATAGCCGACATTTTCAACTTTTCCGCTGCGTTTATTCTTTTTTGTGAAATCAAAACGTCTTTTCTTTGCCATGATTATTCACCTCCCTCCTGTTCTTCCTCGTCCTCTGCCTCGTCGGTTTCGTCCGGTTGTCCTGTTGTGTCCGGCTGCTCTGTGTCCGGCTCTGTTTCTTCCTCCGGTTGCTCCGGTTTTTCGGTCTCCTCTTGCTCGATTTGACCTTTCTGATATGCTGCTCCTGCCATTGTCAGCGGAACGATGCTGCCATTTGCAAGTAAAGTGTCGCCACCCTCTCCATCGGGGAGGTCAAGTTTGCGTCGTGCCTCATTCGGTTTCATGATTGAGCCACTGACACCGTTTTTCAGGTATTCCATTTGTGTCTTTGAATCTGTCCGGAAAAGAACTTTTTCATTGTATTTGTAATAAAAACCGTCATCCTGTTCCTCGTCCGTCAGCATTTTATAGTTGATTTCTTCCTCATACTGCTTGATGACGAACAGTTCTGTGTCAACGTAAAAAGACAACTGCTGCAACTCACTGTTCGCATAGGACGACTTTGAATAGTCGTTGATTTGATTCGGTTTCACACCGAACGCTGCTGCGATCTGCAATGCAGTGTATTTTTTCAATTCAAAGAACTGTGAATCTGACAATTTGATGTCGAGTGGTGTCAGTTTCATCCCTAACGGTACGGGGATGATTTTTCCTGTGTTTCTCGCTCCGCTGCCGAAATCCTCAAACGATTTCACGAGTGCCTCTTTTGCTTTATCATTCAACTCTCCCGTGTATTCAAGCGTCGCTTTCGCTGTCAATCCGCTTTCATACAAGCTGTTCATGTACCTCTGTGATGCCGATGCTCCGGAGATTGTGTCACGGAGAATCTGCTGCACTGGTAAACCCGTCACACCGTCAAAACTGAATGATGTTTTGAAGTGCATGACCTCACTCGTGTCGAATACATACTGACTTCCGGATGTCGGGTCTGTGTAGACATACCACAAGCGTCCTTTTCCTGCGAATATGCCTGCATCATCCACAACAATCTGAACACAATTCGACTGCATCACCCACAGGTCAAGAATTTTGACCTCTCCTCCGTATTTCTTCCGGATGAATTTCTTTCTCATGTACACATAAGCGTTCCCGTAGTGATTGCGGTTGATTTCCACTGTGTTCCAAAATACCGTCGGTGTCATGAACGGGTTCGGTCTCTTGGTCAGCAGTCTCGACGTGTCCGTCTGTTCTGCCTCAATGATTCCTTTGTCCGTTCTCTGATAATATTTGATAGGCATTTTCGCAAGAGTTTCCGACAGCATCTTGAGACATGTGAAATATGTCACCTCTGATGTTGTCTTTCTCCTCCTGCTCAAACCCATGCTCTCAAGGAATGACGGTGAGTTGAGCGTCATCACCCCGCCTGTCAGTTCCGTTGAATCACTGACCTCCGGTGCAGTTTCACCTTTCCACCAGTTCATCAAACTGTTTGCTATTTTTCTAAATGGGTTCATTCTTTCTCACCGCCTTTCCCCATGTATTTCTCATACATTTCAAGCCATTCATTCACAACCTCATTTGTGTCCGGCTTGTACTCCTCTTTCATTGCTGCTTTCCATGCGTCGATGATTGCGTCAATCGGGTCGATTCTGTCCTCGTCGAGTGCCTTGTCGATTTTGATTTCACCGTAACTGTTCGAGATAGTCTTTGCGTTTGCAATCGACCACGTCAGCAGTTCATCGAACGGAACAACCTTGCCTTTTCCGACTTCTGTTCCCTCAATCACGACGTTTCCTGCTTTTATCTCCAGTCTGAAATCAACTGTTGCGTCATTGAGTTCCTTTGCTGTCTGTGTAATTGCCACAGAATCGAATCCCAGTGCCTCAAGGTCTGACAGGAACGCAGATGCGTTGTGTGGGTCATAACACACAAGTTGAGGTTTCAAATCATTCTGTTTGATTAAATCCTCAAGGTACTTGATGATGTACTTGTAATCTGTCTTTATTCCTCCCAGTGTCTCCGTGACTGTCACGAGACCTTTTGAAATCCATACATCATACGGAACTTTGTCCGTCTTGATATGCTCGTCCACTCTGCTCGCAGGTATGAATGAGTGAGTATGCACAAAATACTTTTTCACACCGTCAATCATGTACGGGATGACGATTGCGATGGATGTCAAGTCGCCTCCGGACGACAGGTCAACTCCGACATAGCATTTTGAGCCTCTGAAATCCTTGAGCGTTCGCAATGCTGCACATCGTTTCCAGTCTTTAATGTCCTTGATGTACAGTGCGTTTGACCACTGCATCCACATGTTTAACTGCTTAACGAGGAAATCTCGCAAATCCTCCCCGCCCATATCACGGGCAGTATTCGCAACCGGAACGAGATTCTCCAGTGCATCCTCGTCATATTCGAGAATCGGGTTTGCTTTTATCCAGTTCTCCTTTTTGTATAGGTCATCCGCTGTGTCCAACTGTGCTATATACACGAACTGACTGTCGTTCTCAAACACACCTTTCAGCAGATTGCAGCAATACTCATATAACTTGTAGCAAGGCGATTTCAAATCGAACCCCGCTGTCGTTATGACGGAGATCAGTGCGGATTTTAATTTCTTGATACCTCCCTCAAGCAGTTTGTACATCTGATTTGTCTTGTGAGCGTGGTATTCGTCAACGATTCCCAAATATGCACGGTGTCCGTCCAGTGACTTGGTATCTCCGGATAATGCCTTGATTTCCGAATGTGTACAGAGACAATCTATCGTGTGATTATGCTCATGCACCTTGAACCACTCCGACAAATCCTCGTCGGAATTGATGAATTTTACAATTTCATCAAAAACAATGTTCGCTTGGTCTTGTTTTGTCGCAGTACAAAAGATTTTTCCGTATTTGTACCCGTCAAAATTGCCATAGTAACACGCTAAAATACCATTGATGAACGACTTTCCGTTCTGTCTGCCTAACTGTACATAGGACGTTCTGAACCGTCTGTGACCCTTTTCTTTTGTCCTCCACCCATTCAGAGACCCTAAAATGAAACACTGGAACGGGTACGCTGTCACATTTTCCTGTTCGTCACCCTCTGCGATTGTCAATTCTTCCGCAAAATTGATGATTTCCTCGGACTTTTCAACGTCGAAATAATATTTGTATGGTGCTGCTTTCGCTTTTTCGAGGTCGTCAAGATGCCTTTGACATGCCAGTCTGACATATTCACCTGCAATGATGACACCTGCAACGACATCAAGAGCGTATTGTGTGCAACGGTCGGTCACTGTTGCCCCTGCTGCCATTTATGAACTCGCATACTTGGCGAATTTGTTCTCCGGTTTTGTTTCCTTTGCTTTCGGAACTACCAACCGACACCGACTGCTGACCGTCATTCCGAAATCCGATGCCCCCTGCCGACATTGTTTCATGCAGCGGTCTTGTATAATCATGAGACGCTCCCTCTCACCGTTCACAACCTCCCGTGTTCCGACCTGTACACGTTCCTGTTCTCCTGTGTCCGGATTCTCTCGCATCTCATAGACCGGAACATCGACCATCAACGGAGTTTCTCTGATTTTGTCCGTTATCTCGATGTATTGGTCTTGTGCAATCAGTAATCTCGCCAGTGCATCACAATCCACGTTCGCAATGAGTTTGATTGCAAGCAGTTCTTTTGACAATTTCCGGAATTTCTTCTTTTGTTCCGGTGTCAAATATGCCGGAGGCTTGACTTTGTCGTTTGGGGCGACCACCTCCGCATTTTTTCTCGCCTCAATCTCTGCTTTTGTGAGGTGTTTTTTTCCTTTCATGACCACCAAATCGGTCGGTTGTCTCTGTCCTGCCATGCAGCATCAACCCCCTTTCCGTCCAGTGTTCACGAGTTTCGTGTCACATTCTGACACCTTTTCGTCACTCCCCTGCGTCTTGATTTTCTCGTGGGGAGTTTTCTCCAAAGAAAAGAGGGGGTGCGACTAAGAAACGGTCACATAAAACTTTTTCATATCCCCCTGCCTCTTTGAAATGGTAATCAATCAGCGACCTCAACTGTGTCTGTGTTGCTTTCATGCTTGCATTGCTCTGTTTATATAGTGCTGTGATTGTGTTGTGTGTCCGATGGCTCAAGGGTATCAAGTTCAATGGGTTCAACCTCTGCTCCCAGTCCTCCTCAAGTTCTATGATGTGGTGGATTGGGTCTGAATCTTTCAGTGTTATCAACTGGTGTTCAACATACAGAGCATATATATCCACATACTCATACACGCTCATGATGACAGGTCTCAACTCCCGCCATTCCTTTGACAGATAGAACTCTGCTGCTCGTGGGTCTCTGCGTGTATTGTTGTATGTCACATGCCTTGACTGCTGCCTTGCCTCGCACTGCTCGCACATGGTCAATGCCTGTGGGATAAGGCGACCGCATCCCTTACATGCTTTCAATAACACACTGCTCACTCCTCTCTGTCCATCGGTCTCCTGCTGCCTCTCATGCCTTTCAAGAGGCGGGCATACATCGCACATGATAGTGTCCTGCTGCCCGCATATAACAGGAGGGCAAACAGGCAAGAAAAAAGCGACTGCATCTCTGCAATCGCTCACTCAACTGTTCACGTTATCATATTAGCACGTTTATATTTGCTTTTGTTCACCCACTTTTTACCCCCGAAATCACCCTCATTTCACCCCGTTTTCACTCTCATTTCACTCCGATTTTGTCATTTTCGATTGCTTTTGCACCGAATAATTTGATTGAGAGACGTTCTGTCATTGATCTGCACCACTTTTTCGGTGAGTTCTTTCCGCATCCTGTCTCCCTCACAATATCCTCGTATGACTTGCCCTTGATATATACTGCCTCAAGTGCGTCGTACTTGTACCCCTCACCTGCTGCCTCTGCATCCTCTTTCAGCGATGCAAGAGCCTTTTTCATGTGCTCGAACAGAATGACCGTCTCTGCCTTACACTCTCTGATGGACTGGAGGAACGCTTTCTCTGCTGAAATGTTATATCTTGATACATCGTCAATCTGTGATACTTCCGAAATTGCATCCTTGATATATCGCTCTATTTCCCGATAATTCTCAAGATATACCTGTGTTTTCTGAATTGCTGTCATTTCTTTTTCTGTCTCCACGTCGTTTTCCTCCTTTTGACCTTTTCAGAGGCAATCCATGATATTTCCTCCAATTATTCGACTTTTCCTGTCTCCTCGGTCTGTATATGCTCTCAAATGCGGTCAATGCCTCTTTTGCACTGATTCCCACTTTCAAAAGAGCATCTTGCAGGTTTTCTCCTCCTGCTGCCTTGATTTTCTCCGGATGTTCCGGAGATTCCGTCTTTTTCAAGACCGTTGCTGCCTCTGCTGCCTGTTCGATGATTTCAGACACCTCTTTCTCTGTCTTTCCCTCTGCCCGCAGTTTTGAAATGACGTTTTTCACCTTTTCCACGAATCCCATGTCTCCATCCTCCTCCGCACCTAATTGAAAGGGAGTTCTTCGTCGATTCCGTCCGGAATATTCATAAAACCGTCACCTGCATCCGAATACCCTCCGTTGTTCCCGTCCTGCTGCCCTGCTGCTTTCTTACTCTCTGCAAATTCCTGTTCCTCGACAATCACGTCCGTGGTATAGACCTTTTGACCGTCTCTGTTCGTATATGACCCCGTCTGAATCCGTCCAGTGACAACCACTTTCGTTCCCTGCTTGAGATATTTTTCTGCAAACTCTCCATCTCGTCCAAACGCAACGCAGGAAATGAAATCCGCTGACTGCTGCCCGTCTTTTGCTCCTCTGCGGTCAACCGCAAGTGTGTATCGTGCGATTGCCATTTCCTCCTGTGAATTATTCCTCGGTGAATATCTGACATTCGGGTCTCTCGTGAGACGACCCATCAAAATGACCTTGTTCATCCGTTTTCCCTCTCTTTCTGCAAAATATACTCATTCTGTGCTTTCTGCAATTCCGTGATGCCCTTTTTGAACTGTGCATCATCTCCATTCATGCAGATTTCAAACAATTCCTCGTACCTGTCAATATTCTCGGTGATGAACGCTGCCTCTGCCTTTGAGCGTCTCTGCGTGAGGAACATTCCTTTGATTGTCTCTCTCATGGTCTCGCAGTTCTGTCTCTCCTCCTCCGTTTCCGGAGGAGTTTCTTTCAGCATCTTATCGACAACCCTGTCCACCGCATCCGCAATCTGTTCTTTCCATCCGGATGACGCTTTTTCATCAATGAGTTGTGACTGGATGTCCTCGAACGATGCTCCCGCTGCTGCTCCCGTGATTCTGATGTCCTTTTTTCCTTTTGCTGCAACCAGAATCAAATCATCGTCATACGCTGCCATGTAATAGTCGAATTTTGCATTGAAATTCTCTTTCGGATTGATGATGACCTCCGGTTCACTGCTACCCTCTGTCTGAATCATTACACCGATATATTTCTGACCTGTTCCCTTTGCCTCGATGAATAATGCTTTTAATTGTCCTTTTTTCAATTTCCTGTTCCTCCCATAGTCAGCAGCCTCTCAAATAACTGCTCATATAGTGCCTTGAATGTGTCACGCTCGGTCTGAACCTTGATGATGTCCTCTGATTGTCTGCTTGCATCAACTTTCCTGTTCTCCTCGACATACACTGCTGCATCCTGTTCAATTTCTGCGATTCTGTCATCACATTCCTGCTGTAACATCTCAATTTCCCTTTTTAGGCTGTCGATTTCCTCCTGCTGCCTCTGTATCGTCTCATTGTACTGCTTTGATGATTTCCCGCCATTATCCAACTGCAAGGAAATCATGAGAGCGATGTCAATGTTTTTCATTTCCTGCTCTGATACCTGCCCGATATAGTTATTCACACGCTCGGTCGATACCGACGACACCTGTTCGCACAAAACTGTGGATATTCTTCCGGTGCTGCGGATAGTCACATGTGTCGGGAGGTCTGTTTTTGGCTGTGTCGTCATGTACACAACCTCAATCACTCCGGAGTGTTTGTTGTTCTCGTCATTACTGACCACGACTGCGGGTCTGTCTGCAAACTGCTCACTCCCGTTCGTCGCCCCCCCCTCGTGCGATATAGAATATCTCTCCCCGTCTGATGTCATCCATTATCTTTTCCTCCTTATTTCACCGTCATCATTCAGCATCCTCTTTCATGAGTGATGTTGCCATGATGCAATATCCGTCCTCAAGACCTGCAAACTCCTCAAGGATATATGTCACAAGCACTCTCACGGTGCGTCCTGTGTTCTTTCCGTCCTTGAACTCCATCATCTCAAGGATGTCGCCTTTTTTATAGTCTCTGTCATTCTTCCGGAGTTCAAATGTCTTTTCTCCGGATGCAACCTCCTCAAAAAATGTCGCTCCCAGTTTAATGTGATGCACTTTCTGACCGTTCTCCTGTGTGTCTGACGGGAGGTTGTTCATCTTCTCCTCCTCTGCCTGTTCACGGAGTTTCTTTTTTGTCTCACGGTCGATTGCATCCTGCTCCTCGTTATATCTCTGCTCCTCGGTCTTGTAAGCCTCTGCACGGTTCTTGTACTGGTCGCATGAGGTACATGTTCCGGTCTTTACGTTGCAAGTCTCGTATTCGGTGCAGGAATAGCAGATTGATGTGATTCCCTCCGGATGCGGTGTCTCATAATCGTCGCCCGCTTTCTTTTTCTCCGGAGGATTCATGCTGTTTTCGGATGACTGCTGCCCTGCTGTGTCTGAATCTGACACGGTGTCCTGCTGCCCTGCTGCATCCTGCTCCTGTTCCGGTTTCTGCGGTGATTTCATGTCCTTAATTTCCGTATAGGACAATTCTCCGTTTTCCTTGTACTTTGCAAGTGCCTCCTGCTGCATCTCCGGAGACATCCCACTCAACTCATACGCTGCGGAGAATGTGAGACGCTCGTTGTTGAGTTCCTCTCGAAACTCCGGAATCAGATTGTTGTTGACGCTCTCAATCTGTGCGATCTTGGTCTTTGACATCTTGAGCATTGAGGCGATGACATCACGGAGGCGACCGGACTGGAGGTCATATCCTTTGATTTTCTTTCCATCCGTTTTCATACGCTCAAGACACGCTTTGAGACGCTGTTCCTCCTCGATGACATCCTTGAGAGACTTTGTCCGGTATGCGTTTGCGATGATGATTTCCACCTGCTCCTCGTCCTCGTCCTGCGGTGTGGTCAGTTTGCAGGTCGCAATCTCAAAATCTTTATATCCCTGCTCGACAAGGTGCTTGAGTGCAAGCCACCGTCTCTCACCTGCGACGATTCTATATTCACCCTGCTCATTCGGCTCAAATACAACCTCAAGATTCTGTTTGAGACCATACATGAGGATGTCTCCTGCCAGTTCCTCAATATCTGCCAAATCGTAGAAATTGAGTTTGTTCCGGTACATCTTGAAAATTGAAATGTCCTTTGTCCGGAATCTCGCCCTCGGTGATTCGTCAACTCCTGCCTTACTGTTCTTGTTCAGTGCGTCCATGACGCTGAATCCTGTTGCCATGTTCTTTCCTCCTGTTTTCTCCCGTCAGTGCGGTCACGATTTCTTTGTATTCCATTTCACACTCGAAAATCTGTGCGTCGAGTGCGTCCAATCTCTTGTATAACTGGTTTTCAATGCTTTTCGGTACTTTCTCGCCATTCCGCAGTAATATACCGATTATCTGATATTTACTCTTGCAGGTCAGTTCCGTCAAAATCTGAATCTGTTGCTTTTGATTCTCTGCTCTCCGGAATGACCCGCATATCTCTCTTTCGGTCACACGCATCCGCTCCCCTATTCTGTTAGTTTCTGCTTTTTGGTCTCTGTACGCTCGACGTTTATCTCGCCTTTGCTATTCTGTGATATAGATGCTTTGACCCCACCTCGGAGGTTCAGAGTGACCTTTGCCAGTCCTCCGGTGTATATCTCCTCAACTGCTGCCTTGAGAATGTTCACGATGCCCTCACTGCATCTCTTTTCCGGTGCTGCTGCCTCTCCGAACAATGCAGCGACGTTCTGCATCGCCTTTTCTTTCCTCTGTTTCTCTTTCTGATACTCAACCGCCTGTTCGCAGGTGCAGGACATTGTCGCCTGTTCCTCTGCCTGTGGCTGTGTCAATTTCTCCTCGCTGTCAATCTGCACCATCTGTCCGCAGAATCGACACGGTGCTGTGTTGATGATGTTTCCCATGTTCAATCCTCTCTTTCTGTCGCTCTCATGCGACCTCCTGCAAAATTATCTTTCTGAATATGCTCTCAAATATCGGAACTGCAATGCTGTTCCCTGCTTGGTCATATAAAGCCTTGTAGTATTTCCCGTTTCTTTCTTGAACTGCTTTCGCCCTGTCAAAATCCTCGTCTGAATATCCCATCAATCTCCAACACTCACGCTCTGTCAAATACCGATAACGTCCATCTCCTCGGTCGATGACCTGTGCAGGTGTCCGGTCTTGCCTTGTTGTGATTGTATATGCACAATCTTTGATGACCGTCGCTCTCCGGATTCCTTTTTCTCCGATACATGCAAGGACGGACGGTTGTGTCACATCGTAGATGTCCGGAACGTCATCCTCAAGGAACTCTTGCAGGTTTCGCATCGGTGTCCTTATGAGGTCATCGAACTCAAATTTTTCACCATTCAGAACAGAAACCGTGAACACTCTTTCTCTCGCCTGTGGCAATCCGAACTCTCTTGCATCTAAAACCGCATAATTATTCGTGTACCCCAGTTTTTCCATCTCGTCCATGTATCTGTCGAAATTCGGTCTCATGTACTTTGATTTCACATTCTTCACGTTTTCCCATATCACATAACGAGGTCGCCATTCTCCCATATTCTCAATGATATGTATTGTCTCCCACATGAGAGAGGAACGTGTTCCGCTCCCCTCGTCTGAACCTTTCCCTCTGTTGATTCTTCCGTCTCCTGTCGCTTTCCCTTGATGTCCTGCGATGCTCATGTCTTGACAAGGCGAACCATGAATCAAAATATCCGGTTTCAGATTCCATCCGACGACCGTCTGTGTTTTATATTCTAATTCCTCACGGAACATCGAATTGTATGACCGGACTGCTTTTTCATTGATCTCCACATAGTCGATTGCTTTTGTTGGGATGTTCAAATTTCTCAAGGCACATCGAGGCGAACCAATTCCCCCGAATAATTCAAGAATCTGTATTGTATCGTTCATGTCCTGCTGCCTCCTGTTCCTTTATCATTAAATCCGGACATTCACGACAGTCTTGACCGTTCTCCTCGCACTGTTCCTGTTCGTGTTCCGTCACATCCTCCATGTCTTTTCCGTACCATCTGCAAAAACCGCTCATGTTCAAATCTCCTCTCTAATCAAAATCAACGAATTGTTCCGCTTTGAATCGGTCTCCCATATCCATGAAATAACCGTATAAAAACTCTTTCTGTTGCTTTGTCAGATTTTTCATGTTTGTCACTATATATCCGGTATATCCGGATGGATTGTGAATCAAGCAATATCCCTTTACCTCTGATAGAAAATCTCTCATGAGATGGTTAATTTCATTGCCTCTATTTTCTTTCACCCAGTTCCAATATTCCTCCGTGAACCCTTTTTCCTCACAGATTTGTTCTGCTGATTCCTCATGAGTTCCGAACGGTGATTCAGTGAAAACTCCTGTCGGAGACAACCACCCAAACTCTTTTTCCTCCTTGTCCTGCTGCCCTGCTGCGTCCTGCTCCTGCTGCATCTGTGGCATTATTCCATTGTTGAAATTTTCAAGATGCTTTGAAAACTTTTCCATGTTCATCTCACGCTCAATGATTTCCTCGTATTTCAGAGGTTTTCCCTCTTTCCCGTCCTTGAGCATGACCATCCGGCACGTTCCCCATTCCATCTCACTGAATCCCAAATCGTAGCACTCCATCACATAAAACAATCCCGTTTTCAAATCCGGATTCATGCGAATCTCGACCATGTCAATGAAATTTTTATTGTCCAGTGCATCCCATACAATGTGAAAGTAATATGCAAAACCTTTTTCAAACGATTTGCACTTTCCCGAACCGTCAAGTGTTATGCAGGTGTCGCATCCTCCATTAGTGTGATGTTTGCATGAGCTGTTGTTGCATGTGATTTTTCTCTTTCCCACGCTCACCCCTCCATTTCCTTGAGTAACTCATGAACCACATTGCGATAGTCCTGTGACACGATGCAGTTCTTTGAAAACTGTGGGAGGACTGCCATTCTCATGGATGCCTTTTCCGCTACAATCGACCGACGAATCGGTGTGACGAACATGTCAAATCCGGAACTGGTTTTCATCCACTCCTCGAAATCCAGTGATGTCTTGTTTTTCTGTCTCATGGTCACAAGACCTTTGATTCGGAGTTCCGGATTGATTTCCCGCAGGTCGTCAACCTGCTCCTGCAAATTGTGAATCGCCTCGTTTTCATATCCTCCGACCTTTACTGGTGCAATGACGAGTTCTGCTGCCAGTAGAATGTTGATGACCACCATATCAAGCAGACGACCGCAATCACAAATGCAATAGTCGTATGCCTCGGATATTTCCTCCAGTGCATCCCGCAGCCTCGTGACTTGATTTGCCTCCTGCTTGAGCAGCAGTTTCATGTCTGTCTGCATGAGATACCCGTTTGCAGGAATGATGTCAATGTGACTGTACTGTGTGGGTCTTATCAAGTCCGTTGTCCGGTATGACCCGCCCACACTCACATGACGCTCAAGCAGTTCACTCATTCCTGTTCCCTCCGGCTCGTATGCCTCGAATGTTTTGGATGTATCGCCCTGCGGGTCTCCGTCGAGAATGAGAACACGTTTCTCCTGCTCCTCTCCCAACATGTAGGCGATTGCATCCGATGTCGTTGTCTTTCCGATTCCACCTTTCGGTGACATAACTGCAATAATTCTCATTTTTTCTGTTCCTCCTGTTATCCTCTTGTTACCTGTTACATGAAACCTCTGTCGTCCGGCTGTCTCCATCCGCAGCGGTGCAAGTGCATCCCCTCGCCCACCTTGTAGAGTGTATATGTGACCCCTGCTCCCAGTGCTATGACAACGACTGCTGCCACAATGATGATTTTCCTCACGTCCTCACCTCCCCGCTATATCGTGATTGTGTGGTATATACACAACTGCAAATCTCTGAAAGAATAGTCCGGTGTTTCCTCCGGTTTCATCGGTGCAATGAGACCCCGTTCCTTGTATTTCCTGTGAGTGATCTCCGGAATTGCTCGGAATCTCTTGACCTCTGCATCTCCTATCTGTGCGACGATGTCCTTGTCAACCTCCATGTTTGCAAAATACTGGTTGTATATCTCCTCACCGTCCTTAATGACCCGAACCCTGTCCGGACTTTCAAGCAACGTCATAATATCCTTGACCGTCATCCTGCTGCACCTCCTCATTTTTTTCTCGGTTTGCTCTCTTTGATTTCCCCGTTCTTGAGGATGCTGTTGTTCGGGATGCTCATTGTTATATTTCTTAATTCCTCTCTGTTTTCCAATGGTATGACAATTTCACAATCTCCCATTTTGTGATTCATCAATTTGCAGTATTCCTCGATAACCTTGACCGCCTCCTCTGCTGAATAGCAGGTTGCGACAAAATGTCCTGCTGCTGCCATGTCTGCAAGAAACTCTTTTTGTGTCTCCTGCTGCCTGTTATCACCGAATTTCATCTCGATGTACAATCCGCAGTACAGTCCTTTCGGGTACGGGAGGCATAAATCAGATACACCCGCCTTGACACCCATCTGTTTGAGTTTGACCGCCTCCTGCTTGTTCCTGCTGCCTCCGTTCGGTACATGATGCAGCCATTTCAATTCCGGATAACGATTCACATTCCAGTTCGCCCACGACACGACATTGATTTGCTCCGTATCCTCACTTCTCATTGCATATCTCATGTTCATTCTCTTTCACCTCTTTCCTGCTGCCTGTCTCCTGCTTGCACATGTCATAATATTCACAGAACAGACACACATGTCTGCAATCCTTGACCCTCAACATGTGCAGAATCCTCTCAATCACCTGCATCCCGCTCCAGTTCCTCCTCAATTTCTTTCATCCGGCTCATGATGGTCTGATTGTACTCATACACATAGATTCCGTTTTTCCATAGGTGTTGTTTTGCTCCCTGCTCCCCGTAGTTATACGCTGCAAGTGCATCTTGAATCGTTCCGTATCTCTCAATCAGTTCCGACAGGTAATCAATCCCGACAAGTACGTTCTGATATGGGTTCGTGAGGTCTGTGACGTTCAGACGCTCCATCCTGTCTCTGTGGCACTCCTCATATATCTGCATGTACCCGATAGAATGACCATCGTCACCAACCTTGTCGAATTTATATCCGGATTCTTTCTCAATCAGAGCGACCACAAGGTCATATCTGACCCCGTACTGCTTGCAGACGCAATATGTATATACCTGCATCTTTTCCGGAAAATAGCCACCTGTCCGACTGTATTCCTCCGGTATCTCATAGAGCACGAATCCATCCTCCTCGCCTCCCCAGTCTGCCGACATGGTGTCAAATACTGCATACTTGTCCGGTTCTGTGTCCTGCTCCTGCTGCCATGTTCGCACCTGCTCAAGCATTGCATTTTGTCCGGATGCCTCTCTTTTCTCGTCGATTCTCTGCATCCGTGCATTGAACTCCTGCGACTGCTGCTCATACTCCTCAAATTCCTTGTCATCTCGCATGACAGAGCGTGTCAGACCTATGCTCACAGCGATCGCCAGTAATACCATCACCGCAATATATGTCCGTTCCCGTCTCCTCCTGCTCATTCTTCTCTTTCTTTTTACTTTCATTGCTGCCTCCGTTTCCTCATTCTCGCCCGTATGTAGAACATTGAGTTGAAATCGTTGTAATAGATTCCCGCATCCGTAAAATCAAAATCCGGATACCATTTCAACATCTGCTCACGAACCTGCTCATGTCCTTTTCTCATGGTCTCGACGTATGTTCCGATTTTCTTATATCCTCCGGCTTTTGCTGTCGGTCTCTTGGAATGAACCACCTTGATGTCGGGGTCTCTCAATCCCTGTGAGGAGTTCCACCGTTTCTCCGATTTCACCCTGTTCTTTTCCTCGACGATATACTTTGCCATTCCTGTCAAACCGTTCTCGTCCTTTTGCAGCCTCCGAACCTCGTTCCTGCTGCTCTGTTTCCAACATCCCTCAACCACATCCATGTCCATGTCGCCATCCATGACAATGTGATGATGCCACCGGATTTCCTCTGTCGGATTGTAGGCGGTCACATAGACATATCTTGCGTTCGGGAGACCCCTTTTCTTTCTCTGATAATTCACCCGTCGGATGAATTTCTGCACGTTCTTGATTGCTGCGTCGATGTCTCCGTCTGGAGGGAGATGCTCATTGTCGTATGTAAACGTGAGCCACAAATCCCTGTCCGTGAAATTCTCATTGATAAGACGCTCCACATATTTCCTTGCGTTCTTGTCATTCAGATTCCTTTGAGCCTTGTCATTGTCCTTTTTGATACTCCGACCCTCCGGAGGTACTTCATCCATTTTCTTGAACTGTGGATATATCTCAACCTCGAACTGGTCTCCTGCTCGTATCTCCTTGAGTGCATATACAACCTTTTTCCCATGCTTGAACATCTGCTCAACAAAAAACTCATTCATGTCCTCAAGGCTCTTGTTGTATGCTGCCTCATAGTCATACGGGATGAACGTCATCCCTTTCTTTCTCTTTGCCATTCTGACACCGTTCCTCCTGCTGCCCTTATATATACTTTTCAACGACTTGTTACTATCCATCACAAGGTCGTCAAAAGGGTCTGAAACCCTTTGAATCACGGGGTTTCCCCCGCTTTTTCATGCTTGCAATATGGTGTCAGATTTGCTATAATATTTTTAGGTTTTGAGCGTCTGACACAGACTGCTAAACGGGAGACCGCTGCAACGGTCTCCTTTCTTTTTGCTCTTTTTTCTCATGCTCTGCATATTCATTTTTTAGGTGTATTCCTCGTAAATCGCCCCCTCCGTATCAAACACAAGTCATCCTCACGCTGTTGCAACCGCTGTCTTTCCCTGCTGCTCCCATTTCTGACGTTCCTCCTGTTTTCCTGCCATATATCCGGCAATATAGGACTTGTCAACGTCATCCATCTGTGTGAACCGCTCTGCGATATTCTCAATCATTTCTTTTCTTTCATCCTTTGACATATATGTCACGCTCCTCTCTTTCCTCTGATTCTCTCAAGTTCTGCCTGTATGTCTTTTCCGGAATAATCTGCAAGCAGTTTCTCCGAAATGTGATAAGTCCATATTGATGACATCTGCACCGCTGTTCCGATAGGGAGTTTCCCTTGCTGCATCGCTATTCGGATGAATTGCGGTGATACATTCAATATGACTGCTGCCTCGGTTGGCAATATACGTCCGACTTCCATCCGTCTGACCTCCTGTTCTGACCTGCCTTGTCAATGTGTGGGCGGTCATCCCACACAGACGGGCGACTGCTGCCCGTTTCGGCTCTCAATAGTCGTCCTCAATCTGTTCGTCTGCCTCTGTGTAATATTCCCCGTCATATCCTTTTGACATGATTCTCTGATAGCATCTGTCACACACCAGTCTGAACGGGATTCCATGACAATCCTTTGTGAAATACATATCCTCACGATCAACCTCATGTTCGCACACCGGACATGTCCGAATGTCACGCTCCTCGAATCTGCATGACAACCCATTCTGTCTCCTCCGGCAATCCTCGACCGTTCCGTCTCGTCCTGTCATGAGTTGGTTTTTGCAGATGTCGCAATCATTTCCCTCGTTGAAATATTTCATTTCCTGCATCCTGTTTCCTCCTGTGGAGGCTCTCTCGGTCTGTTCATGACCTCGCCTCTGTTCCGGCTGAATTTACCGTGTTGTGTCTTTTCGCCTTAAAAAGTCACCGAAAACCTGTCATCCAACTATGAACCTTTTAGCAAGTTCACCCGCTGCCATGTTTCTCACGGTATTCCGACGCTGTCTTTCGGCTTGCCATCGTCAGAGCGTCGGTCGCCATCCGGACGCTGACGGGGCGACTGCTGCCCCGTTTCGGCTTTTATTTTTCTGTCCTGCATTGTATAATCAATGCAAGGAGGTGATTTCATGAGAGATTCAATCATTGTTAGCATTTCAGAACTCCGCTCCCTCGTTCAAGATGCTCGTCGTACTGGAAAACAATATGTGCAACTTTCCATTCTTGAGCCTCTTGACGATTCTGACGGTGGAGAACCCGTTCCCGCAGAACTCTCTCTTTGTGCTTTTGATTCTTCGGAGTGCATAGAATTTGATAACATCTATGCACCCGAAAACGAATCCGAACTCAATGAGCAAATTGCAACCGCTGTTCACATGAGTTCTAATCTGTTATGAATTTAGGTCTATCACATACCGGAGATTTGAGGTTTCAGCCTTATGTCTCCGGTATTTGATTCTACGGATTTCCTTGTCAACCACTTCCTTGAGGCTTTCTTTTTCCTCCTCAGTCAGTCCTTTGACTACAATTTCAAATGCGTCCTCCTCAATCCAAATCGTCACCGTTTCGTTTCCCATGTTTACCTCTAGCCTTGTGTTTAGGTCTGAAATGTGAAATCCGGAAAAACGCTCGTCTGTCGATGTTGTCTCATAAATTGGATAACCCGCCCGTTTGCTGTTCTCCTCGTTCTTTTCATAATCTGTCGGGAAAATTCTTGCTGCTGCCCTCCATGCCTCTGATACGCTACTTGCTTTTATGTGTTCCATCTTTTCGCCTCCTATCTGTTGCCTTTGGTTACATTATAGTGACCACAGTTCACCTTGTCAATACTTTTTTGTTGCCTCTGGTTACTTTTTTATTGATTTTTGTCAGTTACCGTGCTATGCTTTAGAAAAAAAGAGGAGGTGATTCTATATGACGCAGGGTGAACGCATAAAGGATGTGCGAAATTCTCTCGGTCTTACACTTGAAAAATTCGGTGAAAAACTTGGTGTGACGAAAACTGCAATTTCCCGCATCGAAAAGGGTGAACGCAGTCTCACTGAACAGATGACAAAATCCATTTGTCGAGAGTTTAGCGTTGATTATATGTGGCTGACTACTGGAGAGGGAGAGATGTTCGTCGAATCCGACGACGACTTTTTTGAAAGAATTGACCGCATCATGGCGGGCGAGAATGAATCTCGCAAAAATATGATAAAAACTCTCTTGTATGCCTCGGACGCTGATATTGAGGCATTTGATAGACTTGTTGATTATTACATTTCTTTGAGAGCGGATAACAAAAAAGACTGACAGTCTTTTTCAACTGCCAGTCTCGTGGGTGTACAGATATAAAACGAATTTATATATCCTCTTGAGGACTTTTTCGCTTTGTATCTTACCGACTAACTCAATGATAGTCTCTTTGTAATGCAAGGGAACACCACCCCTTTCCGAAACACATCATATCACATATTTCCATGATTGTGGAAATATCGGAGTTCATTTCCATAATTGTGGAAATCGTCTCCCGTTCCCACTCACGGAACATGTCATGTGATACAATTATTTGTATTCGGATTCAAACAGGTCGGTTATTTTGACCCCCAGTGCAATCGCTATCGTTTCGAGTTGAAACAATGTCGGTGACACCTTACCGTTTTCGATGTTGTTGAGCGTCGATTTTCCGATTCCGGATTTCTTCGCCAACTCCATCAACGTGAACCCCTTTGAGGTTCTCGTTTCCCATAACAAAACTTTCATCCTGCTCACCTCCTTTCGTAAGGAAAGTGTACAAGGTGACAGATTTGTCCAAAAGAATGGAGGTGTTTTGCATGAAATACGGTGTCAGAAAACCGAATGTCAAAAAGAGCATAAAGGCAAGGACTACCGGAAAAGTAAAGAGACAGGTCAAAAAGGCTGTGAATCCTCTTTATGGTAAAAAGGGAATGGGGATTGTGAATGACCCGAAAAAGGCTGCTTATAATGCAGTGTATAGTCGAACGACCGTCGGGGTCTCTGATGTGATGAAAAGTGCATCATCCGGAAACGGACACACATCCGCATCCTATGACGCACCTGCTCCAGTGAAAAAGGAATATTCCGACCGGACATACAATGTCTGTGGAATCATCCTCATGGTTCTCGCTGTTGTGCTTGTGCTTTTGGGATTGCTCCTGCTGCTTGCTGTTCCTGTTGGCGGTGTTGCTGCCATCCTGTTGGGTGTCGGCTGTTTTGCCATTGGTCGCAAGTATAGGAAGATTGTGAAAGAACGCTCTGAAAAATAGATTTACACATAAAAAGACGACCCGTGCTGCAACACGAATCGCCTTTGTGGAATCTCTTATCTCATGCCCTGCAAAAAGCATTTTGATAGATGAATCCTGCAAACACCATTCTATCATAAAACCGTGCTTTTTGCATTGGTTTTATTTTTTATACTCTTTTTTAGGATGGTGATTTTATGAAACTACCGAACGGATTCGGGTCGGTCTATAAATTATCCGGAAACCGACGAAATCCTTATGTAGCAAAAAAGACAAAAGGGTGGGATATTGACCCTATAACCGGAAAATCAAAACAATTATATATAACCGTCGGATATTACCCGACACGCAAAGAGGCTCTCACTGCATTAGCGGAATACAACAAAGACCCCTTTGATTTACACCATGCAACTATTACTTTTGAGGAAGTATATGAGAATTGGTCGGAAATCCATTTTGAAAAAATCAAGGACACGAATGGTTACAAGGCTGCTTTTAACACATCAAAACCCCTGTGGAAAATGAGATTTGTTGACATCAAACTGGATCACCTGCAAAGTGTCGTCGATAGCTCCGGCAAAAACACTCCCACACTTAAAACCTTGAAAATCCTGTGGGGTCTCATGTATGACTATGCTGTCATTCACGAGATTGTGTCTCAAGATAAAAGAGACATGGTCAGATACGTTGATATAAGCAAGGCGGGAAATCCGAACGCATACAACCGGAAACCTTTTTCAAAGAAAGAGATTTCTATTCTGTGGAAATGCAAGGATTCAAACATATATGTGACCGTCATTCTTATTATGATTTATTCCGGTGTCCGTATCGGGGAACTCCTCGACCTTGAGAAAAAGGACATCCATCTTGATGAACGATGGTTCTATGTGAAAGAATCCAAAACAGAGGCAGGAATCAGAGAAGTTCCCATTGCCGAAAAGATTGTACCGTTCTTTGAATACTGGATGAACCGGAAATGTGACCATCTGATTTGTACACCCGACGACGAACCTTTTCAGTACCGGAATTATTATGATTCTTACTGGATTCCTCTGATGCTTGAGTTCGGTTTCGGGAAATTCGTCATTGATGAAACGAAAAGAGAACCTGTCTATGACGGACACCGCCCGCATGATACAAGACACACCTGCATCTCTCTCCTTACCGAAAAGGAAGTTGACGAGAGATTCATCAAGAAAATTGTCGGGCATAAAGGACAGGGTGTGACCGAAAACGTCTACACCCACATTGAACTCCCGACCAAACTTGAGGCAATCAATTTGATTTGATGGAGGGCAATGTCATGAACAGAACAGAATACAAAAATAATTTTTATAAAGAGCATTATGAACGAATAAACCTCGCAGTTCCTAAAGGAATGAAAGATATTATCCGGACGCTCGCAGCAGACAAGGGAATGTCTATCAACGCATACATTCAAGACCTTGTCAGAAAAGACCAGTGCGGAATGTTCGACACGATGCAGGTCGCAGAAAAGAACAGGGAAATGATTTCCGGAATCACTGGAAACATGCACGACGGATATGACATCATATTCAAGGACGGTCATTCCTGTCACTGCCGGACGAAAAAAGATGTCCGGTCATGTATCATTGAATACTGCAAAGAAAAGGGTGATTGAATCGCCCTTTTTTCATGCAAAAATGTGTCTTGCACAAGATTTCAAAAGTATTGCACAAGACACCTGTTTTCGTGTTAGTTACCTGTGTGTTACCTGTTAGTTACCGGAACATTTTCGTGTGTTTTGAGGGTGTCTGATAGATTTTCAGAATATAAAGAAAACCCCGAAAATACTGGATTTTCGGGGTTTGTTGCTCTTTTTCGATATTCGGTTGAATTATCTCTTTGAGAACTGAGGTGCGCGACGAGCTGCTTTGAGACCGTATTTCT